ACTTCAGAGAGGGGCGCAAGTCCTCTAATGGGCACCAAGATTTTAGGAATATATGAGAAACTTACTTAAGTGGCTTTTCACGAAACAACAAGGGGACGAAGATCCTATTGTTTTAGTAGACGGGGATCATCCTCTTACTGAGGTTGAAATTAAGGAGCTTGATAATAATCAAGCTGCTCAGGATATTTTAAAGAATATCAGTGTTACTCCAAAGGTTGAGAAGCCCGAAGTAGTAGTTAAAGCAGAAGTTACGATTGCTGTGGTTAAACCAGTGGATGAGATTAAGGTTGAGGTAGTTATACCTGAGCCACCTAAGCCACCAGAGGTTAAGCCTTTGCCGCCACCACAACATTATGATGATGGGTTCACTTCTACTGGAAGTGTCTACGGTAAGAAACGCAGTCGTTGACAAGTCCACGGATACTGATATAATTAGCATAGATGCGTGTCCTTAATCTCAGGGGGTTTCTGGGAGCAGTCTGCAAAACTGTTAAGGTTTCGGGGTTCGACTCCCCCACGCATTTCCAAAACGAACCCAAAAAATTTGAAGTATCTAAAGAGGAACTAGAAAAATTGGTTTCTCAATATCCAATGACAACCATAGGAAAAATGTTTGGAGTTTCTGATAATGCAATAAGAAAAAGGTGTAAAAAACTTGATGTTGACTTTAAAAAAAAGAAGATATAATAACACCAAGAGGTAAAACAAAAAAATGAATATATTTCTCCGAATCTTGTTATCACCGTTTGTTTTATTGCTTTCCGCGTTAGCAACAGTGATAGTAGTTGGAATACTTATTTCATTATGTGCCTTGGCATTTGCTTTGATGGCATCCATAATCTTAATAGCAGCAGCGGTGGTTCTTGTGATATTGCCATTATTGGCAACATTTGCTTTTATTATGTGGGAAGCATAATGCAACCTAATAAGTACGACACCGATGGTAAGTGCCTTGAAATTGGTAACAATGCCGAGAATGAGTTAAAGAAGATTGCTGCTGCCGAGAAGGTGACTATTGAGAAATCATCTAGACACAACGATATGAAGGAACATTTTGATTACTTCTTTCACCACAAAGAAGGCACTAAAAAAGTTGAAGTGAAGGCGATGAAGAAACTTAGTCGTTCTGGTGAACAGCGGGATGAGTGGATTTGGGTTGAATTTAAAAATGTTAGGGGAAACCCTGGTTGGCTTTATGGAAAAGCTGATTTAGTTGCTTTTGAATTTAAAACCCATTTTTTGTTTGTTGATAGACAAGAACTAGCAGACCTCAGTGAAAGGCTTATTGACCGAAATACTATAGTAAAAAAATCTTGCGATGCTAAATACAAGGGGTATCGTCGTTGGAATCGTCCAAATGAATTAACTGGTATGATTAACAATAAAGACTTATTAACTCTAAACTATACAAAGGTTTGGAAAAAGATAGTATAAATAAGATAACATATGGATAATTTTCAAAGTTTCTTCAAGGTTCTCGATGAGAGTAAGGTTGATATAAGTACCTTACAAAAGATTAATAATGCTATCACTCAAGCTGGTGGTGAGATATTTGTTGTTGGTGGACCCATAAGAGACTTTGTGTTAGGTCATGACCCCAAGGATATTGATTTCCTTGTAAGGAAATTAAGTCTTGAGGAAATTCAACACGCTTTAGTCCAAATAGGCAAACCAAAAGAAGTTGGTCAACAGTTTGGTATTGTTAAGGCGAATATAGATAAAGAAGAATTTGATTTTGCAATTCCTAGAACCAAGGAAGACCGTACTGGCGATAAGCATACGGATTTCACTGTTCAAGTTGACCCCAATGCATCTGTTGAGGATGATTTAAAGAGGCGCGACTTTACTTGGAATGCCATGGCAGTTCCTTTAAGTGTCTTTATAAATGTCCAAGCATACCCTAAAGAGAAAGCAATTGCACTTTTAAAAGATGCTGTCATTGACCCCAACGGTGGATTAAAGGATTTAGAAGGTGGCGTATTAAAGGCTGTAGGTGATCCTCTTGCTCGTTTTGGTGAGGATCACTTAAGGATGCTTCGTGCCATTCAATTTGCTACGAGAATGGGGTTTGATATCAGTGGTGAGACTGCCAATGCCATTAGAAACCTTTCTAGCGAACTTTCTAGTGTATCTGGCGAGAGAATCTTTGAGGAATTTAAGAAGGCGTGGACGAAAGGAAAGGCCGATAGCGAGACATTTATTACCCTTCTCTGGAAGTTAGAGGTGGGTGAAAAGCTTTTCGGTGCTGAATTTAATCCTTTCATTGTAAAATTACCTCATTTAACCAAACCAGAGGATAAAATCTCTGGGCAAATGGTTGCTTTCTTTATTAATGGTGGTAATTACAACATTATGAAGCCAGATGCTAAATACATCAAACTTATTGAAACCGCAAAGTTAATAAAAAACACAAAAGAGTACCCACATAGTTATGTTGGAAATTTAACTGACCAAGATTTAGCAGTCTTATCAGAAGTTTTTAAAGAAATTGATGAAGAAATTCAACAAAAAATCGAAAAGATGCGTCAAGTACCTTTACGTGGCAAGGAGTTAGCGGTTGATGGACCTACTTTGGCCCAATTTATGGGTATTAAGGACAAAAAAGACTTCCCAAAGATTGGAGTTGCACAGAAAAAAGTGCTTTCTGCCTTATGGGATGGTCAAATTAACAACAATCCAGGCGAAATCGCTGAGTTTATAAAGAGTTCAATGATACAAGAGGAGTATTTTAAACCAAATCCTATAACTAAGGATAGTTATTCCTTCGTAACTGAGCAAGAATTTGATGAAACTATCTCAACCATCATTGAGAACTTCATCCAACACGCATTAAGTTACCTTAGATTAACTGAATTGCCTAAGATTAGTTTTTTAGTTACTCGTAAGGGTGGAATGACACATGGAGCATTCAACCCAACCAATGAAGAAATCATGGTATATGTTAAGGGAAGGTCATTAGCGGACTTTTTGAGAACCTTAGCTCATGAATTGGTGCATTTCCATCAGCGCAAAGTTGGTAAAATTGAACTTAATACTCAATATCAAGATGTCGGTGGAGATTTAGAAGATGAAGCCAATGCTGTTGGCGGCCAAATAATCAAGAGTTACGGCAAGAAAGTAAAAGAAATATACGATCTATAATCTTGGATTGTAAAAATTTACATTTGTCGTATAATACTATTAGAAATCAATTTTATAAATAACCCCACCAAGGAGATTAAGTGTCTACCGCTCAAATGATGCCTATGAAAGAATTTAATAAAAAATATCAAATTAATAACTCTGTTAGTGAAAAGGAGCATAGAATTAATTTTGAAATACGAGTACCAAAGGTACTCCTTATTGATGAGAATGATCAAAAACAAGGCATCCTAACTATTACCGAAGCACTTTCTAGAGCGAATCTAAAGAGTCTTGATTTAGTTGAGGTTGCCCCCAATGCACACCCACCCGTATGTAAATTGATGGATTATAAAAAGCATCTTTATCATCTTAAGAAAAAGAAAAAGCATAACGAGGCATTAAATAGGTCAGAGGACCACGAAATTAGAATGTCCCCCACAATTCAAGACCACGACCTTCAAATTAAAGCAAAAAAAGTTAAAGAGTTTTTAGACGAGAATTGTAAAGTTAAGATTCAAGTTAAATTAGAGGGGCGAGAAAGATATATCCCCAATATAGTTGAAGATACTGCCAAACGACTTGCTACATTGTTAGTAAATTGTTCCAGAATGGAATATGCGGGTGGGCAATATGTTTTGATTCCCCATAAGCAACCCTAAAATATATAAATACCAATATACTTTAGGAGAAGCATATGCAAAAGATTGACAAAGTTAATTATCAAAATAAGCTTAAAGAATCAGTTGGAATGGATAAAGAAGTTAAGACCGCAACTATCCACTATTTTGATGACAATAAAATTCAGAGATGGTATGTCATCGAAGAAAATGCTTCAAAGGACATTTTAGCATATGGATCTAACCCGCTTGAGTTAGTGGGGAAGATTGTTGATATCAATATTAAGAATATTGAAGATTTTAATAAGGTAGTTAAATACTGCCAATCAAAGAACCTTACAGAGAGTGCTATTGATGACAGACTCTTCTATATGGATGCTATCTATGGGGTTAAGAACAATACCCTTCGTGCCAAGCTTACTGAAAGCCAAATCCCATTCGCTCAAAAGTCCTATGAAGAAATCATTAAGGAACTTGATGCATACCCAACATCACCATCACCAGCCCCAGGAACCCAGCTTCCAGGTCAGCAACCAGGCACACCAGTAGGCGGTGCTCCTGTGGCCGCAACCCAAGGAGCACCATCGGGTGATATCATTGGTGGCTTAAGTCCAGAAATGGAGTTTGAGTTTAAACTTTCAAATATCTTTGATAAGATTGTTCAACAGATTAAGCAAATCCACAGTGGTTGCGAAGACCAAAACGAAAAATACCTTATGCATATGGCCTGCGAGAATATGTACGAGACATATCCAAAGTGGAGAGACATCATGAAGAAGAGATTGGCTGATGCTGGACAGCTTCCTGGACAACAAGCTGGACAACCCGTTAAAGGCCCGCAACAACCATAAGGAACAATATGAAGAAACTTGAAAAAATTGAAGAATTAGCACAAGGTGTAAGTGTCGTTAAGTTTTTCGCTGATTGGTGTGGTCCTTGCAGAGTGTATACACCCATCATGGAAAATGTTTCTAAAAATATTGATTCAGTCTCTTTCTATTCAGTAAACACAGACGAACACCCAGACCTTGCTGCAAAGTTTAATGTAAATGGCATTCCAGCCACCTTCATTATGAAGGATGGGAAGATTGTAGAAAACTTCACTGGCATTCGTAGTGCTAAAGACATTACAACACTTATTAACAGATATAAAAATTAAGGAGTTCAAATGGCTTTTGACATCAATGAATATAAAGAAGGATTAAACAAAAGAATTCAGGAAAGATATACTCTTCGTGAAGTCGATCCCGCTCAAGTTAGCCAAAGCGACTTAGGACTTGACCAACCCGCTGCTCCAACAACCCCAGCTCCAGCCCCCGCTACTGGCGGTCAACAACAACCCAAAGGACCAAGCGGCAAAGCTAAAGATCCAGAGATTTCAATGGAAGTTCTCAAAGGCACCGTTCAGTGGGCATTGGCAGAGAAAGATGCTGGGAAGTCATCAGAAGAAGTCATTAATCAAATCGGTGCAATGAAAAAGCCAGGACTTATTGAATTTATTCATAGTTACTTAAGTGGTTCTGGACAACAAGCCCCAACAGCAGACCCAGCAGCAACACAAGCAACTGGCGAACCAGGCCAAGACGATTTAAGTGGCCTCACATCACCAGAACCAGAGGCCGCTCCAGCAGCAGATCCAAATGCTGCACCTCCTGAAAATAACACCGATAACATATTATAATTTTTGTTATAATATTGTTGAGGTGTATATGAAATTAAAAAATATTCAGATTGTCATTGCTGATAAGGCAATTGAGGCTCTTATTGCACTTAAATTGCCTTTAAAGGTCAGAACCAATTATAAATTGGCACAAATATCTATTTCAATCAGAAGTCAGGCTTCAATAATAGAAATGACCAAAGCACAGTTGCTTTCTAAACACGATATTACTGAAAAAGTAAAACCAGAAGATCCAAAGGCTCTTCCATTCTTTAAAGAATGGAGAGAAATGGCTGATATTGAAGTAGAAGTGGAAACTGAAAAAATCAAATTGGAAGAATTAGATGTTGATGGTGCTAATATTCCTATTGAAATTCTCAGAGACTTAAACCCTTTTATTGAAAAATGAAATTACAAATAATTCCAACGGTGTATGTCTCTGTGGGGTTGCCTGCAAGTGGCAAAAGTTATTGGTGGGAATCCGCCGTTAAAAAGAAACTCTTGCCTGCTAAGAAGTCCAAGAGAATTCATGTTGATATTATTAGAAATGATTTATCTGGCGATGTTTTGGACCACAGTAAAGATGATATGGTTAATAAAGTCACTTTAAGTAACCTTAAGAACTTTTTAAGTTATAAGATTCCTATAATCTATTATGATGATTTGAACTTAGATAAAGATAATAGAATTGATATCGTTAAGATATGCAAGGAATTTAAATATAAAACTACGGCAATTTATTTTGCTACGAATCCAGAGATATGTATAGAGAGATTAAAAAAATCATCTAAAAAGATACCTCTTGAAATAATAGAAAGACAGAGTAAAATACTCTTAGAAAACCCAGTTGACTATGACGAAGGCTGGGATGATATTATTGTAGTCAAATGAACGAAGAATATATCAAAAAACTTGAAGACGTTAACAAGAGACTTGAAGAGGCTCTTGGTAAGTATATTGACCGTTATGGTGAATTAAAACCTATTGTTGAATTCCCTACGAACCCAAATGATACCGTTGCTTTCGGTCCGTTATCGGGTATATCAATGTCAAATGTTGCTCAATCTCATACCTTTGTTGCTCAATCCCCTAACGGTAATATGATAACTATAAACGATAGTGGAATTGTTTTTAAAGGTAATGTTACTTTTGACTGTCCGAGTGTTAATTCTACAGTAGAGAGCGAAGCATTAAAACAAATAAAAGAAGTTAAAATAATGCTACAAGTTGCCAATAGGAAACCAAAACCAAGATTTAAAAGATATTGTCGAGTTGCTTTAAAGAAACTTAAAAGGAAATTCAAATGAAAAGAAAAGAACTAGCCGAAAAGTTAATTGAGAATCTTAATAACATAGAAGACTCAGACGAGAAACTTGCTTGGGCAGAGGCTTTCTGCAACGAGGTTATTGACAATTATTGGATGGCATATTATAATGTACCTGTCTCCGATCCAGAAAGAGGTTTCACTTTCCCAGCATGTGCTCTTTGTGGGGGCAATGGAGTTATTCATTCAAAATGTTTTACTCCAATGGGTCTTCCAATTGATGCAAAGGTGTTTTGCATTTGTCCAAACGGGCAAAGTTTACGCAAACTAGGTCGTGATCCAACATTATCATATTGCCCAACCGAAAAAGACTTTAATAAACCAACTTGACACTGATAAATTTATCAGTATAATAAACCCATAACCAAAAAGGAAAAACCTATGGCATTACCCAAGTATTTAAACAAAGAACACTGTCAGTTTCTTGCAGATATGCGTAAAGCTGACCGCAAAATCTTCCATCACGAAGGGGTTGCTTTCTGGAAGGGACCAGCGGTTAATATCGCTAACCTAACAGAACTTCAAGATATTTGTTTTGAAACCCGTGTTCGTGTGAAGTATGAACATACTAGCAGAGGCTATGTTGTGTATCCCGAAGTTTATGGGGAGTTCAAGTAATGGCTATTTTCCTCGCTTTGTTTCCAGAAAATGCTCAAGAGTGCCATGTTAAGTGGGATGGACATAAAACTCTTGAGTCTGCGAAGTCTGAACTTGACCAGATTCGTAATATGATGATTAAAGAGAACCGTATTCCAATGGATTGCTACATATATGAGGCAGAAAAGCCTCCTTTTGATTTACCAATCTTTACGATCGACGATGTTGACTTTAACTTCTATCGTGAAAAGACACCAGAAGAAATAGCTGCATCTGAACATAGGTTTAATGAGGCTATGGCACTTGTTCAGCGAACCAAGGATAAAGTTGAACGTGCAGAAGAATTAGCCCAAAGGCTTAGGGAGAAGATTGCCGATGCCAAGGTATGATTATAAGTGTTCAGAATGTGGGTGTGTTCAAGAAATTGAACATCCCATGTCTGGACCATCCTCAAAAATCAAATGTAAAGATTGCGAATCCACGAAATTAGAAAAAGTAATTTCGGCCCCATATGTCCGATTTGATGGACCTGGGTGGCAAACTAATGATTCTAGGGGTATTGCTAAACCAACTGGTGCGCCAGATATGGACTCATCAAACTTTATGGAGTGAATGTGAATTATCTAAAAGGAAAATCTGTTTATCTTTGTGGAGCAATGCAAGGTTATAATGATAACGGTGCCGCTTGGCGAGATATGCTTACACCAAAGTTACAAGAATTTGGTATTGAGGTCATAGATCCAACCAAAACCACCGCTAACGGAGTTGGTGAAGTTGATGATGATAAGAAGAAATTTAGAGAATTGGTACGGGGGGAATATTGGGAAGACCTTAAAGAAGAATTCTGGCCTATCGTTAGAAAAGACTTAAGGGCAGTAGATAAAGCAGACTTTTTGATTTGCTACTACGATCCAAATATTCCCACTATTGGCACTATACACGAATTAGTTAATGCCAACTGGCAAAAAAAGCCTATACTTTTGAAATATGACGTTGAGCATCTTAACAAGTTTAACCCATGGATGTGCTGTCTAATCAAAACACCATATTTACATAACAGTTGGGAATCAGTGTTGACTCATCTTGCATCAATTGATGCAGGCAACTTTGATATTTCCTACTGGACATTATAAAGGAGAACACATGAAGCTAGTTACAAACTTATCAGTTAAAGTATCCACAGACGAGGCCAAGAAACTTCTTACCCGCTTCGTTGAGAAGAAAACCAACAAGAAAGTGACCAATGTTGAAGGCACTCCCGAGAGTGGATTTATCTTCTTCTTTGCGGAAGAGGAGTCCGACCTCACCGAGCCAGCCAAATCAGAGGCTTAATTATGCCATACATTAAGCCAGAAGATCGCACCAAATTTAAAGCGGCTGCACAATATCTTGGTATGCAAGCACAGTGTGCTGGTGACTTGAATTACCTCATTTCACTAATTACCCACACCTACCTCGCAGAAAAAGGGACTAAGTATGCTAATATCAACGAGGTGGTTGGTGCATTAGAATGTTGCAAGCTTGAGTTATATAGAGCAATTGCTGCACCATATGAAGATACCAAGGTTGCAGAAAATGGGGCTGTTGGTGTTATTAAAGAATTTGGTCAAGCACCTAACAACGATATTCCAGGGCAGCAAAAAATCTTCTGATTTATGGATATCAAGGTAACTCATAAAGTTATTGGGAGGATGGTTCAGCGAAGTAAAAGAAACTTTGCTAAATCATCCTCTTTCAGTTATGAGGTTAAGAAACTTGTTAGTGAACTAAGAGTTTTTATTATTTTTAATCCAAGACTTAAAATTTGTGCTGGTCAAGCAAATGCGGTGACTTATAAAGAAGCTCTAAAGATGGATATTGACATGAGATACAAACGTTATCTTGTTGACTGTGCCAGAAAATACCTTATAATAGAAATTAACAAAGACTTAGCACAGTCAGATCCACCAGAGGAGGTTTATGATACCGTATCACATGAATTAGCCCATTGCATTGATTTTGTTATTCGTGGTTTCCATTATATAAATGGAAAGAAAAGAAAAAAAGGGTTCCATGACCTATTCTGGAAACAGCTTCATAAAGCTATGGGCGGTTCTGGAAAAGCAACAATAACCTAAACAAAGGAGTTTATTATGACAGATGAAGTTGTCCGTGAAATTGTTGATGTATACCTTATGAAGTGTGAGAAGGGTGTTTTAGCTCTTTGTTCCGAAAAGGATTCACATAAGTATATATTGCTTGGTAAAGAGAAGAATCTTAAAGTTGTCAGTCAGAAAATTACCACCAATTTAGGCAGAGCGAACCAAATTGGTCATAACATTTTTAAAATTAAATATCCATTTTCTTCCAAGAGTGACTTGTTGAATTTTAGAAATAATGTCATCAAAGAGTGGATGCGAAACTGTGAAGCCATAAAGAATTCCAACAAGACAATTATCTGGTCAAAGGTAGCAAATAAGCACAGTATTCAGTTTTCAACACCAGAAGAATTCTCTCAAAGTATTATGGACAAAGTTGAATATACATGTCAGTGAGAAGCATAAATGAGGCTATAAAGGCACTCAAGGAAAACTGTAAAGACCCATATGCCAAAAAGTATCTTGAGGGAATCCCCGATGCTATTGAATGTGGCGGAACCGATGGTCTTTGTATTCAGCTACTCTACATTTTAGAGAATTGTAAAGATTGGAGGGGTGATGAAGCACGAGAAACAAAAGCATTTATTCGTGCTTGGGTTAAGAAAAAAGAGAAAAATAAGATTATATAAATAGTAGCCATGGAAGATAAAAACCATAAAAACCATAAAGAAGAAAAAGAGAAGGATGTTTGTCAGATACTTGATATTAATGAGTTTATGATATTCATCCAACATAATGCGACCAGTTTAGCTTTTACTAAGTTAAGTCTTAACCCTATTGTACTTGACCATATAACAGAAATCGTTGATGGGAGTATAACAGAAGAAAAACTAATGTTCTATGCTAATAGGTTTTTATTTGCAAAAATGTCCAAAGAACTTGATTTTCAATCAGAAGATATATATGTATTTAAGAATGATATCGGGCGACTTATATCATTAATAGCAAATGATATAGTCTCATTTGCTTTGAACAAGATGGTAGATAAAGGCTTTATGGATCTTTGCTGGGACAATAAAGCCAAGGATTTTATCTGGTTAGAAAAAAAGAAATAGAGGGTATAATACTAATAAATACTGATAGGAGAAAATATGAGTCATGAAATATCAACAAGAAGTTTATAAAATAAACAATCGTATTTATTTCTTAAATTTCGTCAGAAAAGAAGCAACAAATACATTTCTTTTTATCTTTCAAAAAACACAAGAGTTTTTGGATATATACGAAGAGTGTCTCCTATCAGATGATTTAGTACAATTTGAAGTGAATAAGTATATATTTGAAAATCCAGAAAATCCGTCACAAATGCTAGTTTATGAGGATGATATTGAAAAAATTATTAAGAACATTTACAAAGAATTAGTTGAAAGAGTCTTAAACAAGTTGGTGGATGCTGGTATACTAGAAATGTGTTGGGATGTTAAGTTAGCAGAAGTGATCTGGAGGAAAAAGAAAGGTGCTCATGTCTCCCGAAGAATTAAAAAAATCAACCGAAGAAACCCTTAAGTGGCTTGGGGAATTGGTTCCCTATATGCCAGATATTTCTTTCATAGAACCTACGGTGCAGGCATTTGCTCTTATTAATCACGAAAACAAGTTTACCCAAGATATATTAATTATGATAGGTCTTGCTGGTTTAATTGCCACGAAGGCACGCTTGGTGGACGAAACAAAATTCCTTACAATAACACCAGGCGAATATTTTCAACATGCATATATCCTTTTTAAACTCCATAATTCAGAGGAACCTCAAGAATCTGAGTTTTTAGATATGATGCAAAAATTGTATAAATAGTAGTATGATTAAGTCCTTTAAAGATTTTTTTGAAAATGGTCCCGATGTTGAGGTAAAAGAATCCCCAGAGGATCTTTTCTTTGAAGTTACTGGTGTATCTCTTTGTGATAATTTAAAGACCTTTATTGCTTGGCTTGTTTTAAAGAAACATATTAATCCAAGTATTCGTTTAAATGTGAACGAAAAACCAAAATCGCTTTATGATTTGCGTCCACCTACCCAAATTAAATGCTTAGTTAAAGCATTACCTAATCTAAGGTCATTGGCACAAGAATTTAATATGAAATGGGGCAATAAACTCCATTAACTTTGAGGTAATTTATGTTGTTAATAATTTTAATGAATGTGCTTGCCTTAATGGCAACAGCGGTTTTGTATGTAGTTGCAAAGGCTGGAATAAAACATTATATGATTCTCTATCAGAACGAATCTGATGTTAAAAAACTCAATTTAATTACAAATCTATTCGCAGTAACTATCTTTATTCTTATGTTATTATCTTGTACCTTGATGATTACAAAAGTTGGATATAATACGAGTAATAACAATATGGAGGTAGAGAATGGCATTCGACGCTAGAACTGGTTTAACTACTTACAATACAGATGATTTGATTGGATGGGCAAGACTTGGTATGTTTGGACAAAAGAGCAGTATTATTCTTACCGCACTCACCCACTTAAAGTTTTATGAAGCTAACTACCCAAAGTTAGAAAAGGCAATTGAAGAGTTGCGCCAAAACATACCAATAGGTGTAATTGTTGAAGAAATGGTGGTTAACTCAAATGAAAACCAAGAACCAGCCAAACCACAAGGGAAGCCAAAGAAATAAGTTATGAATTCGGCTAAAGAGCTTTTCAGTAATATAAAGGATTTTATATTATCGGTTATTCCAACAGCGAAGGTTTACCTCATAGGTGAATCTCTAAGGGAATCTCTCTTAAAAAGAAAGCCAACGGCCTTTGAATTTTTTGTTGAAACAAAAGACGAAGAAACCTTTGAAAAATTACTTCCAAGATTAAATGTGGTGTGTGGTAATAAACAATGTAAATTTTATTGTGGTAAGAAGATAAATGCAGATAAGGAACTATTGACAGTTAATTGCCTTTATATTGATTTAAACGATATTCTAGCTGGTATAGATAATATCCAATCGTTTAACAATGGATTAAGAGACTTTAACAAGGGGGTTATTAAGTTAACAGAAAAGGCAAAACAGAGTTTTGATAATTCGCCTTACAATGTCTTTACTGTATTAAATGCACTAGACTTAACTGATTTCTATATTGACCCAAACACCGCTTACTTCATCTTCACGAAAAGAGCAGTATTCTCAAAGATAGAAAAAAGAAAAATTTATAACTTCCTTAAGGATATCCTCAAGAAGAATTACCCAAGAAAATATGTCTCATTCGTGAATACCTTTGGTATCTCAAAGGAACTTTTCGGAGTCAATCTTATTGAGTCACCAATACTTAATCATTTAAAATATAACGACACATACGAGTTATTTAGTATATTATTTGATAACATTGAACTTGCTAATCTTGAGAACTTTTTCGTTGAGAAATGTGGTTTCCTTCTAAAAGATGTTGAACAAGTATTAAAAATAACCTCATTAATACGAGAAATCGTTGATGAGTCTGATGAGCAACTTGAGAAGGTTCTATTTAATGTTGATAAAACTAGAGTTGTTAGTATGTGTCGCTTATTGAAAGCAATGAATTTCAAGTTACTAGCAAGAAATCTAAGAAAACAAAAAGTAAAATTATTTGCTAAGACAGAATTATGTATCACCGAAAGCATGATAAGAAATGCTTTCGGGATAAGCGATCCATTAGAGATTAATAACTTACTTGAAATGGCAAAAGCAAAAATTTCAGTTAATGCTGAATTCAATGATGTGTCCAAAATATTATTATACCTAAACAGTGAAAGGACCAAATTATGTCAAGACCGAGATCAAATGTTCTAAAAGTTGGAGATAAGATAAAACACTTAAAAATGGATAAGGAAGGTGTAGTGGTTTTCATTGAACCCACATTACCCGTTCGTTATAGTGTTCACTTCTATCCACAAGGCAGGGGATTGTTTAAGTACGAAGAGTTAGAAAAAGTAAAACCCCTTTTCAAATTAGCCGAATTAGTTGACGAAGAAGACCTTATAACCCCAATTGACGAAAAGGAACCACTTAATGCCTAAAAAGAAATACGGAGAAGAGGATACAGCACCCTTTGGCGATGAAATCACAAACCAAGAACAACTCTCAGAGGATGACTTAAGTAGCATAAGATCATCATTAGATGCCGAAATGGAAACCACTACTGGTAACAAAAAATTCGTTACTGGTCTTCGTCCAAATCCACCACCGAAGCTTTCTTGGTGGGATAAAGCAAAAGATAAATTTACCAGTGGAACCACCCTCGTTCCAAAAAATTGGTCTGGTAATACTAGACAAATATGTAGGGTTTGTTGCCCAGGTAAGTTGCTAAACTCTTACTGGGTTAAGTTTTATGAGTCAAGAAACGAGACAGAAATTAACGGCAGTAATTATATAGTAGCACCACCTAATGTGATCTTTGTGCCTTATATGGATGAATATACCAAGTGGAGATTATCACAAAAGAAAACTTGACTTTTTTAGAAAGTTCCTATAATAACCCAAGGAGCTTTCAATGGACAAAATCTTATACTCAACTAGTGAACTCCTATTTTGTAATAGGAGTTTTTGGTTTAAAAATGATAATGATTGGGTTGAAGAAAATAATATATTAAATGCTCTCGCACGGGGTTCTACAGCTACCAGCTTTTTTGGCACATATGGGGGCGGCGAAAAGACTCCGCGTGATTTTATAGGTAATAACTTTTGGAAGTATTTTAGTCGCCGTATTTGGCAGAAGGATGATTTCAAATTTAAAAAAGCCGCTGCTGTGTCGTATGTTGCATCAGCAAATCGGTATAAGATAAAATTTAATCCATTGAGAATGTATGAAATGCATATTTCTTCCATATTGGAAGAAACTATGAACCCAGAGGATTTAAAGAATTACCTTACCAAAGTCGCGGAGAAGATTGCGGAGGGCAAAGAAATTACCTCCGAAGTGACTGGAGTTAACTTTAAGTTACTTAAGATGCTCTATGATTGCTCTGTGAGGGGAGAATGGGACGAAACCTCTTTTCGTTGGTGGGGTATGGTACTCATTACTGACGATGCCCTTTTAAGGAACATGGTTTCTGCATTTATCCACGAATACCTTCACGTTATTTTGAATCATATTTCTGGTCGCCAGGAATCAAAAGATATGCGTCTGTGGAATTATGCTACTGACTTTGCAATCAATCAGTCGTGTATTTTTACTCAACCCATTAAAAAAGTTCTTATTACCCCAGCAAACAAGAAGTGGTTCAAGAAGTTTGTTATATCTGCTATCACCTATCAATATAAGACTGATAATGAGATGGCGCAGAAGATTAATGAGTTATTCACTATTAACCAAGATGATGTTTACAGTGACATACAGAAGCATCTTCCGACTCTTAAGGATCGATTTAGTAGAGATCCAGCATTTATGTTGAACTGTTATTTGGGTAAAAGTGCTGACGAATATTACCGTATTCTTTCAGAGACACCCCCATCAGAAGAGGATGAAGGCGAAGATAGTGGTTATGATGACCATGCTGAATGGGACATTGTTGATGTTGAAATGGACGAAGAAATGGAAACGGAAGAATCCGAAAATGATGAGGATGAAGAAAACGGCGAAGATGATGCTGAAGCTAGTGATGATAAAGAGGAAAAAGAATCTAAATCCCTCAATGGTGATACGGCTCCAACAAAAGAAAAGGCAAGTGAGCGTGGGAAAAAATTCTCTGGTGAGAATGTTCACCAAGGGTTTGATGCCTTGGATAATGCAACACAACGATCAGAAGCCAGAAGCGCCCTTAAAGAGAGCCTTAAGCGGTCTGGTGTTGATATGTCTGACTTCAATGAGGTCTTGAAGGGGTTAAACTCAATTCCTGGGCTTGACAAGTTTGGAGCGGAGTTGGCTAACTTCTTTAAAGTGAAAACCAAAAACTGGAAACAGATGCTTCAAAACTTTATGAATCTTGCCATCAATGTCTCCGAAGCAGACTTTACTATGTCCAGAGAAAATAGAATCAAGCCAGATTACTTCCCAGGCAAGAAAATGGAAAGGGGCTTAGACTGCATCATTGGTATGGACACTTCTGGTTCTATTTGTGGATCGGATTGGAACGACTTCTGCAACCAAGTTATCCGTATATCTAAAGACTTCAATGCCGATAAGTTACGAGTTATGCAATGCCATACTCGTGTCTCGTTTGATGGTATGGTTAATATCTCCAAAATACATAAAATGCTCGTTAGAGAAACTGGCGGAACAATTATGCAAGTTCTCTTTGAGAGACTTAAAGCAGAAAGAAATAAAAAACCAGTTATCCTTTTTACCGATGGTGAAATTGATTACTTCCCCGCTAGTCAATATAACTTCAAGATACTTATGTTTTTAAGTAGAGGACATTCCCGCTACAAAACCGTACTTGAGAGTCTTGGGCACAAAGTCATATGCCAAGACGAAGAATAAATTGACTTTAAAAAAATAACCATATAATACCCTCCAGAGGACCGATATGCCAACACAAGTATTCGACTGTACCCAGATTGAAGAGATTATTAACTTCTCTTTAGACTCCTCCAAGGGCGATTATAAGCTCCCTGTAGCTCTATGGGGCCTTGCGGGTGTAGGAAAGACTGAATTCGTGACCCAGATAGCTCAAAAGCGGGGCTATAACCTCGTGGTGGTCCACTTGGCTACCCAAGGCGACATTTGCGATCTAATAGGCATTCCTAAGTCAGTGGAGTATAAGGACGAGAATGGGAAGGTAATCGGCAATGCCACTGTTTGGTCGTGCCCTGAGTGGCTACATAAGGCACTTGAGAATTCTAAGGCTACTGGTATGCCTAACCTCTTCTTTTTAGACGAATTTAATAGAGGCAATCGGTTCGTCTTGTCTGCTATGCTTCCTTTTTTAATTGGTGGCAAGTTGCATACCCATAGTGTTAATAAAGAAGATGCCATTATCTGTGCGATGAACCCACCTACCGATGAGTATGAGGTTAATACCATCAGTGATGAGGCTATGTTAAACCGTGTCGGTCACTGTATCTTTAAGCCGACCAATACTGAATACATCAATTTCCTTAAATCAACTGGAATGGACCAAGTTACTATTAATGTCCTTAAAAAGAATCCAGAGTTTATGACAATTGGTAATTTTAAACTTGATTTCCAGATTAAACCAACTCGTCGTTCCATTGACCACACCATGCGGGTTATTGGTAAGAAGCCCGCAGATTGGGTTCGTCAGCATGGTAAGCACATTATTGAAACCTATTTGGGTGAACAATTTGCCGATGAATGGTTGGCCGAATTCTCAAAGAGGGGTTGTAATATAACTATTGACCATTTGCTTGACTATGATAATAATGAACAGTTGATTACCGAAGCATTAACTACCAAGATTGAAGGTGTTAAGACAGAACGTGTTGATATCCTTGGAAAACTCATTGATTCAATCAATAATTGGATCAATGATCGTAAGGATACATTGACCATTAATGACATGGATTGGATGTTTAAGTTCTTTAACAATGCTATCGTACCATCTGACTCTTGTGCTGCTATATTCAACGGCAATCCTATTATTAAAGACAGAATACTTATGGATGTAGAGTTTAACATAAAGGTATGCGATTACCTTGTTAAAAAAGGAGTCCTAACAGAACCCAAAAACCTTAAGGAATGGATGACATATGAGTGATCCCATCAAGAAAATTGAAGAGACTTTTAAAATAAACAATCTCCGTACCGCAATTATGGGTGGGACTATTATTAGCCTTGACCCAGCATCGGGTACAGATAGTACCAATACTCCAACTGCTTCAATTTCTGCTAAGTCATACTTGAATATGTTTTTTGAATTGTCTGAATTGGAAAAGGAGCAAGGTAATCCATTTGACCACATTGGGCTTTCTACCATCTGGAATGTTGGGTTTACTAGCCAGCATGAGCGAATCAACACTCCAGATTTCTTTGGAGGTAACTCCACGAAATATCTTAAGAACCGTAAAATTAAAACCTTGGATCAGTTGTTTGGGAGACGTTCAGAGTCCAGCACATCTACCTTTTTTGGTTGCTTTCAGATGAAAGGAAGCAAACAAACAATTATCAATAAGTGCAATAGCGGCTCCGATGAGGAAGAGTTTAAGAGATATGCTCTTATCTGCAATAATTGGACAAACAAACCACAGACGATTCAATATGTTGCCAGCATAAAAGCTAATGATAAATCAAGGGACTATCTTTATCTAATCGGTTGTGATGAGCCAGAGTTTTTTATTCCTGACGATTTAATGGAGAACATCATTCAGATGCAGAGGGAAAACATAGCACTCCAAAAACAGAACAATCCCGCTAGATCGGTTTCCGCTGATATTAGGGATACTTGCAACAACATTGGAAAAATTTGGACAGAAGTTTCCCATAAGACACTCCCAGAGAACATTGTTAAGCACCCACAAGTTGCTATGGCATTTAATAATCGTTTATTGGCTCGAACTGTGCATGGGGTTATTAACTTCTATAATTATCTTCTCCATGCCCACAAGCAACTTAAAATTTTAAGTCTCTATGAAGTTAATGGAGATAAATTAGAGAAAACTGTTAAAATAGTGCAATTACTTAAAGAGTATGAAACCGTCTATAAGTATTGCATGAATGTTACAACACATGGATACTTGGTACTCTGACTCTTATAAATAGGAGATGTTATGTATATTAGCTCAGAAACAGATTTTGACAACCCAGAAGAATTGCCATACGATCCTAAGCAAACAAAATGGTTTGTCGTAAGAGCTAATCTTAATCACACCATTAAAGAGCAAGAAGAAACTAAACAAGCTATTAGGAAGCAAATAGCAATGGGTATTATTCAAGAAAATGGTTTACCCGCTGATATTAGTCCAGAAATGCTTGGTATCAAACGTCAAGCACCACCTCCTCCAAACATACAACACTTACGCCCACAACAGCGAATTCAGATGGCACGATTCCAAGAGCAGCAATCTAATTCTAACTTGAGCTATTTAAACAAACCAAAGTTAACTCAAGATCAATTACTATATCAGAGGTTTGGTTTAAGGAAATAATATGGAAATAATGTTTAGATGTCCAACATGTCAGAGTGTAACTATTTCAGTAAAAGCTGGAAGTTGTAATCAGAATATCATTTGTCCAAAATGCCTTCGTGAAGGTATTAGCTCTGTGATGCTTGAACAAAAAAGCGAGCAAAATGAAAATTTGGGCGATGGCTTCTTCCGTAAATCAAAAAACAGTGATTGAAACTATTATCTTGCACTTATAATAAGTGTAATAATAGCGAAGGAGTCGTTTATGTTGTCCCATATTCTTTTGTTCGGCCACCGTCAACAGCACGGTAAAGATACTTGTTGTAATATCCTTGAAGAGACTTTTAAAGATAAAAAAATTCCATATTGTAGGAGTTATTTTGCAAAACTATTGAAACAGCAAGTCGCTGAAAGGTATAATTTAGACTTTTATAAGATGGACGATAATAACTATAAAATGTCTAAGCCAGAGCATCTAGGTGGTTTAAGTGTCAGAGATGTTCTTATTAAAGAGGGTTGTGCAGCAAGAGCGATCTGGTCTGATGTGTGGGCCAATAGTGTTTATCAAGAATTACTCCTTTCAGATGCAAAAATTGGTATCGTATCTGATTATAGATTCCCAAATGAAAGTGCTTGTTTTACTCGCTCTTTTGAATTTTATAAAAAGAAATATATAAAGGATGAACCCACACCAAGATTATTAAAGATTTTAATTCATCGCCCTGGTGGAGTATTTAAAAATGACGGGGCTGATGGTGAGTTACCAGATATTGAAAAGCCTGAAGTTTGGGATTACATTGTAATTAACGAAGACCGCGACGGATGGATAGATCGCCTTAAAGAACAAGTATTCAGTATAATGCACATGGAGAAAATATTATGAGCTTAGGAATGGTAAAGTTAAATAAAGCAAAATGTTTGGATTGTGGAGATATTCTTATCTCCAAAGATGCAAATAAATATGAGAAGTGTTCGTGTGGGTCGCTCGCAATTCGAGGCGGTTCGCACTTTCTAGAAAGAAAAGGAAAAAACTATAAAGAATTATCTTTAATGATAGATATATCAACAGTTATGACTCCAAACGAGAATATCGGACAAGCACCCCCAAAACAATGAAAGGCTTCAATGATTAAAAAACCAAACGAAGAAGTAGTTAACGAGCAAGATCAGGATGATGAGCACGAAGAATCAGTCATTAGAATAAATCCACTTGATTATATCGTTTACATTGTCGGTGAAATTACCCTTCAAACAGCAGTTGCGGCAACACAACAAATGGTCGCATTAGACAAAATAAACAATATGACTAATAACTTCCACCCAATTACAATGATTATTAATAGTGGCGGTGGTTCTATTAATGCTGCTTGGCAAATTTGTGATGTTATGGATTATATTACTACTCCAGTTTACACAACTGGTTTAGGGCAAATCGCAAGTGCCGCTTTAATGATTTTTATGAATGGTGAACCTGGAAAAAGAGTTGTTACCGAAAAAACATCCATCATGAGTCATCTTTATAGTTGGGGTGCCGCTGGTGGTCATAATAACCTTATCTCTGTTAATAAAGAATTCAAAAGCACATATGATCGTATGCTTGCTCATTATATGAACTGCACGGGTCTTAGAAAGAAAGAGATTGAAAAAGAATTACTTGCTGAACACGACATCTGGTTAACAGCCCAAGAAGCCTTGAAGTTTAATATTGCAGATGAGGTTATCCCAAATAAAAATAAGAAACATAAAAAAGGAAAAAAATGACAGATAATCAGAGCATAGTTCCACTTAAGAAACTTGAAGCAAGTACCCAAGTAGCCGAAGAGACTAAAAATATCCTTAAGGTTTTCGTTGAGCAAACCTTAATATCCCCAGAGGATATTAAGGCACTCAATGCTGCTAAGGATTTTGCTATATCATCTTTTGTGGACACCCCACAATATAGACCAATGATTGTTAAATTGGCATCTGTGCTTTCAGATGGTCAATTCCCCACAGCCGATGCTAAATTTTGGCAATGTAAGGCAGAGGCAGAGGTCCACTTTAATGAACTCGTTAGGAATGTTTATAAAATTGAGTCTATTAAAGTTGACATAGAAGAATTAGATTATAAAATAGGCGCACTCCACGCTCTTATTGAATCAAATGAAGTTCCTAAAGAAATGGGTGATCCAATGTTAATGAAGTTTGATTTAAAAAGACTTCAAATTAAACGCGAAAGCATCGCTTTTGAAATGAAGTTAATGGAGAAAAATACGAAGTATCGTATTGAGGAAGTCACTGATTGGTGTTCTATTGCTGGGACTCTTGTTAAAGACTGTAAGTATAGTCTTAACAATAAACAAGAGGGTATGGTAGAAACCATTTATAAAAAATTAGAATATGAAATCTCTAAAGCAACTGATGAGAAAACTAAATCTAATCTAATGTCACAGATGAATACATTAAAGCGACTTTTATTTGATAAAGCGAAAAAGAATATTTAACAAAAAAGGAGGCATAAAAGCCTCCTTTTTTATCATTGTCCCACCAGAAAACCCATTGGCTTTAGCCGATGGGTTTAGCCGATGGGATGAATGTCGGATTGGGCTTCTAAAGTTTTACTTTAGAAGCCCAATCCCTTTATGGGTTGGGAGGAACATCAATACTGTTTCCTATTTGTGGATAAACATCAGAGAAGGTAATTGATACATTTCCATCTAAATTAGATGCAGCCAATCCAACAAAATAATTAGAATTCATTGGTATGTTAGCAAATACCCACCCATGCCAGTTTGTTCCATCTATAGAATAATAAGTAAAGAACTCATCTCCATATCTCTCTATTCCCAACCATATATTAGGTGGTGTTGTGGACAAATCAGGAGCGTATTGTCCATCTGACCAATAATAGATATTATCAATATTGCCACGATGAGAAGTATGTATTTTATTATATACTCCTCCTGGGATATCTGACAATACAAAAGCCATTTCTCTCGAATCGGGTTCTAGGGTTTCGCGGAATATTATTCCACCCATCCTATTTATTCCATCTGCTGAAAAAGAGGTAATACGTGCCCCCAAGTAGAAATCACCAGAAACTTCCATATATCTATAATGCATATATGAATTTTCAACGGGGAAATTAGAAACACCACCAATAGTACCACCACCGCCACCAACTATAGTCCATATACCACCAGAACAAGTGGAACTTCCTGGTGGACTTCCAGTTCCAATATTAATACCTTGCGACCCATATGTTTCATAATAAGAGGAACTTGAGCTACTTGTGGAAGAACTTGATGATGAACTTGAAGAAGAACTTGATGATGAACTTGAAGAAGAACTTGATGATGAACTTGAAGAAGAACTTGATGATGAACTTGAAGAAGAATTTGATGATAAATTTGAAGAAGAACTTGATGATGAACTTGATCTCTCCTCTCCGACACAAGGAACTATCCAATTATAACAGTCCGATTCAAGACTGATTAATCTAATATAACCAGTTTTTGAATCGTAGTAAGGTGCAGCAATACCAACATGACTTCCAGTTTCGGATAAGTCAACTGCAAAAGCATAACCATCGTTAATGGTTTGACCAGAGAACATAAGCTCTTCATCTATTGTCCAATGAGTTAATGTGTCTCTTGTTAATAACTTAGCAAACCCAGAGAATGGCTCATATGAATAATTTCTAGGAACAGAAGAAATAGCAGCCATACTTCCACAACTATTAAGAGAAACATCAAAACCAAATCTCTCATTTGAAATTGGGTTTATTGATGTCATCTTCTGCTCTTGCCAACCAGAGGCATTGTTATACATATAAACAGCACCCAAGTCGCTATTATGTTGAGGTGAACCGATAGCAACGTGAAGTGTGCCGCTATTATCGGCAATAGCTACTGCACTTCCATATCTGTCGCCTTCTTGACCATCAGATGCTAATAATTTTGTATTCAAAGTCCAAGACCCAGAATAACTATAAACATAAGCAGAGCCACTTTGAATGCCATTGTCAGCATCTTCATAGCTACCTATTACTGCTGAAAGGCCGTCTGATGTTAATGCAACATCCCAACCAAATTTATCTTGTTGTTCTGCATCAAATGGTATGATTCTTTCTTCAACCCAAGGACCACCAGAATACTTGTAACTAAATGCTGAACCAGCATTTATGCCATATACATTTGGATTTTCGGTGAAGTATGGGCAACCGACTAATACACTAGCAGCACCAACCGTAGCACCGTTGTTAATACACACACTCTGGCCGAATCTATGACCAATAAGGTTTAGCGTTAATCCCCTTTGAAGTGTACCTGTACCAGAAATGGTATATGTTGGGACCGATGCCAATGCCCAACCACCAATGGCGGTTTCTGAGAAGATATGTATACGGCCTTGATCATTGTTGTATCCTGGGGCACCAACAACTAACCATTCGGCATCAGATGAGAAGTCAACACTCCAGCCAAAGTCTTTGTCTGTACTTGTTATCTTTGCGATTTGTGTATATCCAGGTAAACCAGTTGGGAGACTTACTGGGGTTTGGAAAATATAAACAGCCTTTTCGCCTGGTGCTCCAACCGCTACCCATTCACCGTCTTCGGATACTGCAATACTCTGCCCAAATAACGAATCCACAACTGGAGTAGAAGCATAAACAAACGGCTCACATCGCTCATCAAAAGAAGAACTGGAGCTAGAGTTGCTTGAGGTACTTGATGAAGAAGTGCTGGATTCACTGGTACTGCTTGAGGAACTTGAGGAGCTGGAGGAACTTGAGGAGCTGGAGGAACTTGAGGAACTTGAGGAGCTGGAGGAACTTGAGGAGCTGGAGGAACTTGAGGAGCTGGAGGAACTTGAACTACTGGACAAGGAGGACGAAGAATCGCAGAAGGAGCTTAAACCAGCACAGACCTCGATAGAGCTTGAACTAGACGAAACACTGGTGTCAAAGTCGAAGCAGCCACATGGACACAATTCTTTGTTATAACTTATTCTAATTGTTCCTCTATCGGTATCTTCAACTTTGATACATTCACTACCAACAATTGACTTTAATTGCATTAAGACTTTATAGTTATCTTGATCCACTAGTTTAGTATCAATCAACGATACTGATTTCTTATCCCAATATGGCTTGGTGATTGGGTTATCAACTAGAGTATAGTCATATCTTTTAATTATTATCTGACCGTCTTCTTCTGTGACATCATCGGTTTGACATGTTAAATTTGAAGGTAAGTCTGGATCAACTACATTTTCAACACCATTCCAGAAAAATTTGGAATTTGCTCCAGATTTTATTAACAATGATCCATCGCTATTAAGGGAGCGGAAAGATGCTTTTAAGGTAAAATTAGAATCGGTTGTTGCTTCTTTAAGAAAACTATAAGATGCTGAAGTATCGGCAGATGATACAAAATTAGTCCATCTTGTATCAATATACATATATGGGTCGGTTTCGGTTGCTGCTGTTATTTTAATATTCTTACCACCAACTATAGTAGCAAAAAGAAAAATATCTTGACAGTCCTTACGGACTTGGTGGGGGAAATTAGATGATTTTGCACCATAATATCCAGCGATGGTGGCCTTACCCATATAGACATATGCTGGAACAGATGGATTTCTTACTTGATAAATTTTATATGGAAACTGCATAATTCATGCTCTTATCTATTTATATTTTCCTTATATGTCATCTCTTTAAGTTTATTAAAAATAATAATGGTTTATTAATTATTATATTGAAATCTTGTATATTATATTGGGGTTATTAATAACTTACTGCCCAGCGGACTTCCAGATTGTTCCGTTCCACCACTTAAGAGTATTTCCATCGTTTGAATCTATAGAAATAGTACCTGGGGTTGGATCGGTGGGTAAGGAATCTGATTTTATTGCTATCCCGCCTCTTATATCAGTTGGTTCAAAAGATAAAGATTCGGTGGAGGTAGCAACAGTTGATATACCTAAATTTTCTTCTAGGGACTTACCAATCCCATCATTAGTATTTACTATTTGGATATGACTCATATCATATAATATATTTATTGATTATTCTCTGGGGCTAAATCTCTTGTTGTTGCTAGATGTGCATAATGGCTATTGAGTAATTGATAAATTACCCAAATAGGAACTTCACCAGATTGAATAGCAGCGACCATTGCATCTTTATATGATTGGATCATAGGTTCTGACCAATTCTCTGAATTGACTAAAGGAAATGTCACATTTTCGTCAATCATTGTTTGCGAAACACTACTAACAGAGTTTTCTATTATTTTATCTGCGATTTGAATTGCATCAAACTCGTGATAAGTGATACTTGGTGTACCGTTTAGTGTATTTTGTATACTAACAGAATTGGCACGTTTCCAGAAAGTACCTACTACATCTGATTGTTTATAATTTGTTGGCATATTTTTCTCCTTATTATTTGATTACCATGAAGTTTCTACTACTTGTCTAACGACAGTATTTATTCCAGTCCATATATACATGTAGCCACTAATTACACCCATTTGACCAAATGAGCCACTAGTTGTTGGGGTTGGAACAGAATCTAGGTTTATAAATGATGAACTTGGTTGTTGCCACGATAATCCACCAGATCCATTATTTGTTAAAGTTCCTATTGAGTTGCTGGAAGGCCAACTATAAGGAACTCCTTTTATTAAAGATATGTTACCATCAGATGCTATAGATGTTAATATACTATTCGTTGAATTCCGCCACTCTTGGAGGTTGGCCGTCTGGGCAGCCGCACCTTTTACTGTCAATGATGGTAGTGCCGCTGAATTACTGTTGATTGCGAGATTGCCGGAACCTGGACTAGTGCTGAAGGTGCCACCGACCTGAACGCCACCGTCCTGGTACAGGCCGAGGGGTTCAAGAAGCGTTCCACCGATGGTCCCGTACTGGAAGGCGAGACGCTTGTTGAGGTTGGGACTGCCCTGCCCGACACGCTGAATCAACCAGCTGTCGGACCCGGTGTTCGTGGTGAATCTGATCCTGGCTTGATTTACGGTGGTAGGGAGGCCGTCCGAATGAAGCGTTAGCTGACCCAATGCCCCAGCGCCACCACCAAGATTCAAGTCGGCATACGTCGACGAGTTCAGACTGAATATGGCAGTTCTGGTGGAACCCATATTGACTGTGAGCGGGGTTATTGCGGCCTGGAGGGGGTTGAGCGAGACCGCTCCGTTACTCGCTACGAAGGCCAGGATTTGCCCGGCGCTGTTCTGCCACTCTTGCAGGTTGGCGGTCTGCCCGGTGAATCCGCGAACGTACAAGGGGATCGCCGCCGCATTGTTGCTGCGGATCTGAGTCGCAACCTCGAACTGCACATTGGCAGACAATCCGGCTGCCGCTTCGCCAAACGTGAGGTTGTCCTTGAAGCGGAATCGACTATTGTACAGATCGACTCGATAACTACTGCCGCCGATGTAGTACTGGTAGAAACTAGCAGCTTTGAGGGACATCACGCTGTCGGCGGCAATCTCCATCTCGCCCGTTTCATTCCCAGCAATCGGGCGGATGTAGATTCGCTGGTTGGCGCCACCAGGACGAGTGCGGACGCTGAACCCTTCACTGTGGACCGCGACTAGCGAGTTTCCAGAGCTGTCCTGCCATTGCTGGAGGTCGGCAGTCTGACCAGTTGCACCTTTTACTGTTAATGATGGTAATGCCGCTGAATTACTGTTAATTGAAAGATTACCGGCACCTGGGCTGGTGCCGTAGGTGCCGCCGATCTGCACGCCGCCGTCCTGGTACAGACCCATCACTTCGAGCGGTGCACCGGACAGATTTCCATAGCAGAAGGATATGCGCTTCCCGAGATTCGGGGAACCCGCCCCCACGCGCTGAATAGCCCAATCATCGCCTACGCTGCTCGTGGTGAATCTGATTCTGGCACGATCTGCGGTGGTCGGTGCCCCATCGCTATGGAGCGTGAGTTGCCCCAGCGCACCAGCGCCGCCACCGAGATTCAGGTCAGCATATGTTGATCCCTGTAGACTGAAAAGGGCCTGCCTAGACGATGCGAGGTTGATCGCAAGAGTACCTGCATCGAAGTCACCGTAGACCAGGGAACTGCTAGAGTTATTGGCAATGTGGAGTTTGTTGCTTCCAGTTTCGTAATACCCCGCTTGGTATCCTATGGCAACGTTGCCACCTCCAGTGATGTTAGTAAAGAGTCCTTGATAACCAACAGCAGTATTATTTGCCCCCGTATTATTTTTTAGAGCATCAAGTCCAAACCCTTGACTTGAATCTACCGACTTCGGTGAAGATATTGCCTTAACTGTCCATAAGTTTGTTGAAGGATTATATGTTAAGTCACCATCCGTGTAGAGAGATACATCACCACTTATGCTACTCGCAAACAAAGGATACCTTGTGGTATTCGTAGCATTAGTAGTTGCCGCAATGCTACCATTGGAACCAATTGTCCAAGTATCTATAGGTGACTCTACGATACTTATATTACTTCCAGCAACAAGAGTTATATGAGGTTGCTTTGAGTCAATTTGAGATTGTAAGTCACCAGAGATACTTTCAGTAGTGGTGAGTAATGTATAGTTACCAGTTATACTTGCTAAGTTATTAATTGAAATAGAGTTTGAGTCAATTTGAGATTGTAAGTCACCAGAGATGCTTTCAGTAGTGGTGAGTAATGTATAGTTACCAGTTATACTTGCTAAGTTATTAATTGAAATAGAGTTTGAGTCAATTTGAGATTGTAAGTCACCAGAGATGCTTTCAGTAGTGGTGAGTAATGTATAGTCACCAGTTATACTTGCTAAGTCGGAAATTTGATCTTGGAGAATAGCATCTCCACTTATTCTAGCACTTCTTTCATTAATGATCGATAAATCCTTTAATTTTATAGTAGGGACATATGGATCGGTGAATGTCATACTCCCATCACTAGCAATACTTATTTTGTTTGCTAAGTCGCCAATATTTATTTCTGATGCTAAAAAGGGTGTGCCAGCCATAATGTATCCTTATTTATCTATTTATTTAAAAGTATCGCAGTCCAATCAACTGAACAAGTTATTTTTTTGGAGCATTTAATAGTGAATCCACTTTCAGACTTGTCAATGACCCAAACTTTTACATTTTTATTTGGGGTTAATTGAATGGAATATGATGAAGTGGCAAAATTGCTGTCAAGAGTAACTTTAAAGGTGTCTGAATTTGCTATTTCTGCTGTTCCTTGTTTTCTGCTAATACGGGAACTTGGGTTGATATCAAACATTACTGCTTCAATACTTGATTTAGTAACCGATTCCGTCCCATATGCCGCACCCATCACTCTTTCCCAATGGTTAGGTTGATAATTAGTAACATGGAATTGAACCTTAATAATGTGTGATTGGGTCATATATGTGCTGTTCACATATTTAACATTAGGAACGAAGCAGTTACCATCACCGTCAAAGCAATCAACCGTGGTGCAACTACAATCATCAGTAGAACAGTTTGTTGTTGAATTTATAAGGCTATTTTGGTCGTATATATTTCCAAAATAAGTCATAGTAACTGGGGTTAGCAATTTACCCTTGTTTGCTTGGATTACGGCGGTTCTGGTTAATTCCTTACCAATAGTTGCATCATATAGTCTGAAAATAACTGGTTCTTCTGAGTTATATGTTTGGTAACTTAACTTAGCAATGATTGTCGCAAGTTTATATGGATCTGAAACTGGAGGAACAACTATCTCAAGGTTCTGAACATCCCACCAAATCCATTCGCCAGTTTTTGGGTCTATGGTTTTCTCATAGAAAGTCATTGGGCTTGGAGAATCACAAGGTTTCGTATTGGTAACTTCCGACAAGTATCTATCCAAGCTCCATAGAAGGTGTGGAGCATCTGGATTATCCTTTTCGGTTTCAATAGTAATGTTTGCACATTCAGTATGATCAATTTCTGTTCTACCAACCCACCAAAGAGGACCAGTGATGAGGCTCTTTCTAGCACTCTGACAGAGGTTAACAATTTCTTCTAAGGAATAGGCTCTACTAACGGTGGAATCTTTAAAAAAGAGTTTTTCAACTCCATCTGATACTTCTGAAAATACACCTTTGTTTTTATTATAAAGTTCTCTAAGGGATATGGCATCTTTTTTAAGTACATTTTTAACATAATTGTCTCTAAAAATCAAATCACCTTTTTCGTTTATAAAAATGCCCATCTCAACATCGGTTAAGTAGCCATTAGAGCCAAAAGATGCTGGACCTCTTAATACCACACCGTCTGATGTAAATTTCTTTGCTTCTTCAGTCATATTAGAGTTCCTCGTAGCTATTGAAAGCCTTATTTGAGTCCTTATCTACATCTTCACTAGTAACTTTGTCGTTTAAGGTAACAAACCACTCAACCGACCCAGACCATTCCTCTGCATCTATTTTAATTGTAAAGCTGCTTGGAGTCTTATTTTCCCACCAGCAGTTGATGTTATCACTAGGTGTCAATGTTATACTGTATTTATCTTTATTGACCAAAATTTCTGGCAACTCAACAGTTACCTGGACTGAATTCTGCTTATCAAATATAGCTGTGCCATGTCTTTCAACAAGAATGTTGTTAGTTAAGTCAAATATTACAGCCCCTAATGAGGATTTGGCTGTAGTTGGCTCTTTATTTGTAAAAACTGAAGATAGAATTCTATTAGAATAATTTTTATTAAAGGTATCTTCTGGGCTTATAGCAAACTTATTCCATTTAAATGTAAGGTCTGTTGTAAGATTCTCCCACCAGAGGGTACTTACATTAACCTTACCGTCTGCTGGGAATTCAAATCCACCAAACACAACTGCTCTGTCTGGTGTACCAAATGCGGTTTGGCCGATGAACCAAGAGTTCAAATCGTTACAAACCAACTTATTGTCACTACTGACATTGAGAATTGGGACATCACCACCCAATCCAACACCATCTTGATAACGTCTCCACTCAGTTTCAACGATCTTAATATCATTGGTTAACTCAATGGAATCGGAATCCTTATAGGTGGTACTTCCGAAAGGTCTGTTAATGTCATACTTAAAGAAGTATTTGTTTTCCTTTTGGTCAACAATTTTTCTTAAGCCAACATTGTTCTTCATCTCTTGTAAGAAGCTTGTTACCCATTCAGTGTATGAGAACGACTCTGAGTTACAAAGGGAATCTCCACCGACATATGGATTTAGTTGGCTTTCCGCTGGCTGGTATGCATTTACATTCTCGTCGCATTCAAGCCCTAGAATCTCATACTTAGTGTTGTATTCTTGTGCATGTGGGACTAATTCAGTACCACTGTAGCTAGGATAAGATACACTAATTATGTCTTTAACTAACGTATCTATTCCTTGTTCGGAATAAGCATCTAAATCAAAGATAAACTCGTCATAGAAGACTCTACAAGCAGTTGGTTTCTCAAGTTCTGATACTTCAATATGTGAAATCTTAACTTCTGTGGTAATTGTAGCATAGTATAGATGTCCGCGATTTGCGGATTTTTCAATTTGCTTCCAAACACCGTCTTCAACGGCATAACCAGCTTGTGGGTCATTAATACCGATTCTTTGCTTCTTGTGATGAACCGTTATGACTCCACCCTCATCTGATGCCCAAATATTAGTACCCCAACGGTTGCCTTTGGTATTACCAGAAGCTAACCAAACATTGAATTCGTCGGTGCTGAATGGTCCAGCAAATGGTGATTCAAGGATTGGGGTGGTCCATTCTTCGTGATTGTGTTGCTTCCATTTGTACTTTGGATCGTCCTTATTATCTCCCAATATATCACAAATTGTTTCGTAACAAGAGGCATAACAAGTATCTTGCTTTAATAAGCAGCATAGCAAATCAAAGTAAAGGGTTTCATAGCATACTTTGTGGATTAAGTTACTAAAGCTTCCATTTTCGCCTGGCTTCAATCTAACTGATTCAATATCAATGGACGGATCATAATCGCCTGGGGTTTCATGGAAAGTATTTTCAACTCCAACTTTGTGTAAGTCATAATAAACATCTCTTTGGTTTCTGGATAAATGTGGGTATTCATAGTCAAAGATTTGCTTTGGATCAATTATGTTTCCATCAAAGTCCATTATTTTTGCATTAAATCTTGGTGTTAAGTCAACAGATTCATAGATAAAGTTAATCATTGCTTCATTACCAACATAAGAGATTAACCCATTGAATTGATTCTGTGCATCATTTGAGAATCTTCCATTGGTGTATTCTGGGTTAATAAAACCATAAATCTCTTCACCCGTTGGGCTTATTGTGTTATCTGCTGGGTTGAAAACATACTTCTGTTGATTTATTGCTGGGGTAGTCTTATCTGCAAAGAAATCATAAAGATCCAAAACATCGTGGTCATATGAAGTGAGTTTAGATTTCATCCATTCGTTTATAGCAACAAGTTTTTCAAGTTTTGTCTTGCCAATGAACGGATCAACTAAGCCACTATATGGTCCAAATCCCATTGGAACATTCCAAGTGTCACCAGTGATTGGTTGTTCTTTAATACTCATTCTAACCTGTCCCGCTGGATCATCTAATCTTCCGCCGCCGACTAAATTATTATACCAAACATGTCTCTCAATGGCAACATCATATTGCATCATTGCTCTTGGTGGAATAGTTAAGAATATAACCCAAACATGCTCATTTTGTGCTAATTTAGCCATTTCTTCAAGGAAGTAAATGGTTTCATAGAAGTTTTTGTCGTACATCACATCAAAAACACCACCACAGAAAATTACCGCATTTGCTTTAGCATCAAGTGTTTTATTAGTTATAGCACTATTTGTGGCAATATCAAGAGGACTCCAGTATTTATTATTAGAGTCTTTGTATGTTAGAGGATATACATTCAATCCATTTGATACTAAGAATTCTGTATCAAGTCTATTATCCGCTAACACATCTCTTCTGAATCTTGCAAACATATTAGAAGTAAAATCAGTTGCGATACCAGTGTCACGCCATTCAAGATTATTTGGATTTGTTAGCTTATCCATATAATATTCTGGTTGTCCCTTTGTTGCATCATAATCAAATACGAAAGTTGGAGCATCACCACAAGCAATTGTTGAGCAATTGCTTGGCATATAGCAACGATCTAGGTCTTCGCCCATTACACGAATATCACCAAAGAATAGACCATTGTGTGCGACAAGGGAAAATAGATTGTAACGGAGCTTTATGAGGTTCTCGCGTATTCCACAGAGATTTTCTGTTAGAATTTGTGGAGGTATTATTGTTTTTACCTTAGTGTTTTCTTGGTGATATATTGGAGTGTACCATTCGGTTGCTGGAGTAATACTAAATGAACCGTCACCAAAAGAATAAGATTCGAGGTAAAACTGATATCTTTTTGGATTGTTATACAAATCATTCTCTTTTATAAGTTCACAAATATTGGTGTACTTGAAAGGATATCCACTAATACTGCTCTCATTAAATTCGTCTTTGCAAACTTCGTCCCAATTGTAAGAAATAACAGTTCTGTCGGTATTTTCGTAATTCTGTTTATTCCCATAAACATGTAAGCTATTGTAAAGATTGTTTTTAATTATTTGACGTTTTATTGAATTACCGAAGATGTTGAAGATACCATACTCGTTATTTTTTTCCGCAAGGTGGTCTTGGAATGTTTTTGTGCCTTCTCCCGCATAAACCATATCGTTCTTGCTTATTTTGGTCATCTTAGTGATATCAAGATTTTCTCTATAATCTATGGTGTAATCAAATGCCTTCTTGCCATTTGAAAGATATTTGGTTATCTTAATTTTCTCCTGCTTATATGCACCAACAATTTCGTCAGTGAGGGTATTAACTTCTTCAACTAAGGCAAAATAAAGATTACCACTAAGATCCCAGCGATATGTGTATTCACCAACAACACAATCATTTGATGCGTCCGCGCCTAACAAATCAACCCAAGGCCAAAGTCCAGCCTTATCTCTTATACTACTTGACTTCTTATCACCATAACCAAGATATCCAGTTGAGTCGTTATCATACATATGAATATGTATTAAGTCTCTATCAAGTATAATTTCTGGGGAAATAAATTGATCTGAAATGAATTCCGAAAACACCTGATTAAATGAATTGTATTTTTCTGTATTATAAAACACAAATGAACCAGAGCAATCAGTTCCATAGTATGGGAACTTAATTAACTCGCGTTTTTCTGTTGGGCTATATCCGTCTCTGGTTACTTTCTTTTTTATGTTGACAAGTAAAGCTGGATTTCTTTGGATATTGCTTTTCCAAGTTTCATTAATAGTATATTCGTCATTTTCTTTTTCAAGATACTGATAAAGCCCAGTATATATATAATTTGGATATTGTGTTTTATTACCGTTAATCGTGTTAGTGTATGTTTCAAATAATGCAGGAGAGACGAAATAAGTATATTTTTCGGAGCCACTGACAGCATTAAATCCGTGTTGGATTAATTCATTCTTTGGACAGTTTTCGTTTAAGAAGTTTTTTGGATCATATAGAACTTCACCAATGGTTGGTCTAGAACACAACCACAACCCGCCATCGGATGGATGTCCAGCATAAATTGCACCTAAATTACTTAGATAGTTTTCTGGAGATGCCGCAACACCGTATGGTATTAAACCACTTGGTGTATAAGTTTCAATGAATTTTTGTGGGTGGTTTGCAATATAATATGTGAATTCCCCCAATGTACCAATATTGGCATCTGTTAATTTTTCTTCCCAAATATCTAAAACTGATGTTTTATTAGCTGGAGAATCTTCTCTAAGGGATATTAACTTATTAGTTCCGCTTTTGAATACAGACGAGATAACTATATAATCTTCACTAGTTAGTAATATGTTATTCAAAGTACCAAAGTATTGCTTGACTGCTTCTTCATTGTCTTCAGTTGCTAAAACGGTTATTGTACCATCAATCATATTAACTGTTATTTTTTCATAATCTGATACGATCTTTTGGTCAAAAACAAGATCATAAACGATGGAATAATGGGTTGCCTTAAAATATAATTTGTTGTATGTATAGATTAATTTTTTATAAACATTTGTATGTATCTGCTTATTTGGGAATGTAAACTCAGGGTCTTGTACTGAGAGGAAATCTGTTATATTTGGATATATGTCTTGTAATGTTTGGTTTTCTGAATTTAAATATTCAGAGGAATATATAACAGTAGATGTATCGGTGGTTTGATTGTTTCTATTCTTGAAGTAGGAGTTACCATAACTGTTTTCCGCACCAACCGAATTACCGTCGTAGATATTTGAGAAAGAAGAGTAACGAAGATTTCCATTTAACGAGAAGGCACCGTTTCTTGCAAATGCACCACCATATAGATTAATAAGTGTTTCCCAATCTTGACAATTCTTGAAGGATGTGTAAACTTGTGGTGTTTCGAGTGATCCATGTAGTCCACCAAAGAACAAAGCATATTCGTTGTCACCAACCCCAGCATGATAATATACGGCTTCTGGTAAATCGTCTCTACGAATCCAAGAGATACCGTTATTCTCATAGCAGTATGGAATAACTGACAAATTGTTCTGGTTGTATTTCTCAACATCAAAGTAATATGTTTTCATATTAACTTTAACATTATCTCTTGTCTCATTGCTAAGAGAATTTGATGTTTTTCCGCCAGTTGCTAAACCACTGTCATTGGTTCCGACATACGAAACACCAAGAGCCTTTATAGGATATTTTCTAGTTGGATCAACGAACCAACAGCCGAAGGTTTGGGTTTCAACCACTAATTCCGAATCTTCTGGATTGATAGTGTTTTTGTTAATGTGTGTCCAATTGATAGATTCAAATTCATCAGTTATGCCAGTGGATAATTCGCTTTTATCTGTTATTGTATTCATTGGTTGGTGTTCTGAATTAGAGCCGCCAAATGCAACACCGTTGCATTGCCAAATATCAAACCAGACTCTAGGGCTTGTGTTTGGAGTTTCAACAGCACCACTTAAACTACTAGCTTCAGTTGAGAAGTCAAATTTTTGAGAAGCAAATTGCTTGGCTTGTGAAATTGCCACATTACACATAGGAAAGATAGTTTTGTCATAAATCTGTTCTATGTTTTCACCTGGAACAGACTCGTCATACTTTATATTTATTTTTCCAGCTACACTATGTCTTGGTAATACTGGTGAAATTTCAGAAATTATCTTCCAAGTATTGTTTTGGAAAATAGCTGATTGTGTGGTTAATGTGTTTATTGATGGTTTAAAAAAGTTATCAAAGGTTTTATCTTCGTTTGTCCAAGAACTACTAAGACCATATGACATAACTGCGAGGTCTTGGTTTCCGCCAGTTAATCCACAGGCAGCATCTAATGGACAATTTTCTCTATTTGTCCAAGCAATTCCGTTCCAAGATTCGGTTGAGTTGGTTATACCAATATTATTTGAGTCATGAAAATATCCACCAATAGCAATACCATTAGTAAATTCACCAGACCCATATGCAAATGCTCTATCTTGATTTAATTTACCGCTCTTATATGTGTTTCCACCAAACTCTTTAATGATATCATAAAGCTCTCCAGTTTGTGTGAGATTATCTACACCAGAAGTCCAGTGAATAGGATCAATTGTATTTAAAATATCTGGTTTAGCTAGTAACAATTCTCTAAAAGGATTTAATCTTACTTGAGCATCAATTTCGTGAATAAATCCGTTTTCTTCTGTATTTGTGTTTTGCTTATCACTTGTTGTAAACAATGTTCCGTTGCATTTGTTTGTTTTGATTTTATTGCATTTGGTTTTAGTTTGATTTAAATTTGATGCGACATTTATTTGTTCACCATTAGTTGGTTCTTCTAACTGTCCGCTGTATGTAGCAACAATTGTGGTTGCGATTTTCTCAATTAACTCGTTTTTTGTGTTTGTGACAGATAATTCCTTACCAGTTGTTCTATCAATTATTCTCACGCCAAAATCAGAAAGCTTATTGAAAGAGTTGAGATTAAAGATATCACAAACATAGCTTAATGTTAACACGATTAAAGCTCTTTTTGCTTCTTTAATCTTTGTTGTTCTTATAGCAAGTGAAGCCTCCGTGTCGTATGCATAATCGTCGTTATATGCTGAACGGATAATCTGGTCAATACTTACCCAACCATTGTTCAAATACTCTGAATTGATTAAGAAGCCACTATATGGTGGGAACTCCGATGACCTATCGGTATTTGCATATTCTTCGTTAAGTGCCGTTTGGCTGTTCTTTCTTATTAATTCATCATTAAGTAACTTATCAATAGAGAAGTATCCTAGTATTTTCTCAAAGGTAACGAAAGGTTTGACATTTGAATACTTATTCGTACTAAAATCAAGCTGTCTAAATTGGAAATCATACACATCACCGAAGTTGTTTATCTTGTCAAGGGTATCAAAAATCTCAATATCTGAAACTAACTCATTAAGAGTAATTTGGTTTGATCCTTCAATTTTGCAAGATGAACCAAAATATTTCGAAAGGCTTTCATCAACGAAAGTTAGAGTATCATTGACATTGTTGTATACAAGCCCTTCGGGAATATTAACCAAATCAGCAATAGTTGTGCTTTTAATTTTTTCAACCGTCGCATTGGAGAATACATTTTTATTATTCGTCCATTCATCGGAGAACTTAAATGAGTCTATATTTGTTACCTCAGACCCAGATGTACTTTGAGTTGATACTTCAGCTAAAAGTTTATCTGTTTGAAGTCTAAGCTCTTTTGTTAATAGAGCCTTTTTGGTATCATTTACTTCCATTGTTTAACCTTAAAATTCATTCTCGTAATCAAAAATATCTGGGTATATTGTTGCGGCAGCAGCGGAAACTGGGGCTGAAACGGTCCATTGATCTATTATATCGGCAGTTTCAATTGTTGGGATAAACCAATTTAATTTATAGCTATTATTATCTGGGAAGTCAGATAAAACAACCTTAAAGTCACTTGCTTGAACATCAAAGACAGATTGGACATAAAGAGTTGAACCACTTGTTGGTGCCACTAGGGTTACTAATGGGTGCGATTCGCCAATTTCAATTGGATGATGGGTTATGGTATAAACCCTGTTAGCTGTATCCAAATTTATAACACCGTGTTCTGGCAATGTAGAATCTGGTGTGCCCGTAAGAATAGCTCTGTAAGACCAATTTTTCCTTATTTCCTCATACATATGATACATTAAAAGTAAGTCGTTTTGCTTTGGAGTATCGGTTAAGCGAGCAACTTTATGTCCAACTACTGTTGTTGCGGTTACTTTTGCAACATCATTATCAAAGTCATAGAAGTTGTTAATGTCAATACCATCTAAATCATATGATTCTATTGAGTTGTCGTAAGGTAATGTAACAGCACCCAAGAAAATTTTATTGATGTGTAGGTATCCAACATTGGCTGTTCTAAAGATTTTTATCTTAATTGACTTAGTGGATGGCTTAACTCTAAAAGAAACAGAGGCAGTTAACATTTCTGGGGCGGCTGATGGGTGTTCATAATCAGCATGATTGTCCCATGGCCCAACAACTTTAAATTCCCTAACTGTTTGTTCACCGTTGAGGATCTCAACTGCTAATGTTTCAAACCCACCAGAAATAGAAGCGGTGGAAATTGCTTCTGCTGTTGCTAAATCCCAATTTGAATCAGTCTCAAAGCTGGCAGCCTTTATGGCTAACAACAACTGTTGACCTCTAAGCATCTCTGGGATATAGATTTCTCTCTCAATCCAAGTCTCTCTGTTTACATTGTAGTCGGGTAGACAAGTTGCCGTATCGCAATATCCCTTATAAACCAACATCTCATTTGCTTCGTCAAAGGTTATGTCTTCATCGTTATTAATTGCAAAACTCTTTAAAGCCTTCCAGGTGTTACACTTCTTGTAGGTATTAAATCTCCCACCGTTAGAAAGAATCTTTTCTCCAGTTGAGTTGTAGTCAAGTAAGTTGCCTAAGAAGCTTTTTAAAACTATTCTGTTTCCATTTAAAAACTTTAGAATGTATTCGTCGTTTTCAAGAAGTTGCTTTAAAGGAGCATTGTAGTTAGTGTCATTGACAAATAACGTAGGATTTAAAAGGTCAATATTTTTATTAAAGTCATTCATTTGCTTTATAGCTCCTTAAGGCAACTCATCCCACCAATCGTAACCATTCTTTATAAAAAGATAATCTATTATACACTTAATGGGGAAACTTGTGCCAATTTTCGCCCTATCATTAGCTTTTTCAAGCCAATATGTATTTATATTAACATTAGTTGTTGTGAGGACAGAAAACAGCCCATCATCAAAGTTCATTGGGATGTTTGGGTTATCGGAATATGCTGTTGGTTTAATAATATATTCATTTTCATACCAGCCTTGGAGATTAGCATGGCAATCTTTGGTTATATCAAGCTCTTGGTCAATACAGAGATCATTGTCTCCGCAATTAGGAACCAATTCACTACAGTCAATGGTGTCATAGACCAAGGAGCGAGTTCCAGAGTATATGGTGCCTGGGTTATTAACCCCAGTTAGTTGAGCAAAGGACTTGTGGATGGCTAACCATGTAACTTCTGATTCAAACGGGGCACTTGAATTAATAACGAACCCAGTTCTCTTCTTGTTTGACCAGTAAAGGTTAACATTTGAATTAGAGGTAAAGAAAACATAGTAGTTTTCGTCCGCAAATGTTGACTTAAAGGTAACTTGAACGATCTGACGGGGCGATTTAAAGCGAATTATATCGGATTTCACATAATGAGTGTTTGTTGTTTTGGTTAAAACCCAATCAAAGACACCTTCAAGTGGATTAAAGGCACCGTTAACTTGGAACTCATCGTTACTTAATCTTGTATACCAAGCATTGGTATTGTTTCCAGCATTGGCAAGGAGGCCACCCGATAACTTCTGGTTATCAACTAAGACACTTGACATATTAATTCTCCCCTGTATTGTTTGTCTCTAACTTGTAATCATAGAGACTCTTTACATCTCTTATTTCCATAAACCCAGGTTTGAATAATTTAACATTATCTGAGATGAACTCTTGGATTTTAGGCATCTCGTCTTTTGTAACAGCCAAATCATCAAATTCAACATCAAAGTAGTTACTCTTATAATACTTAGAGTCACCAAACCTTACTATGTTATTTATTAAAGTTAAATAAACATTTTCATCTTTCTTGGTCATTAGCACAGTTTCACCAGCATTAAATAGCCTTTGGTCGGTGAAACGGTTGATGCTTTCTTTAATAAAGTCATCCATTCTCCAGAACCCATAATAGTCTTTTACGATGTTTTGTGGGTCGTTGACATTTAAAATAGCATCAGAATAGAACATTTGAATAGCCTCGCCTTGCCAATTCTCAAGTCTTAACCAAATAACAAGAATATCATTGTCAAAATCATATGGCTGCACATTAAACTCAACTGGAACAAAGGTCTTCTCAATAAAGAACCCAAATGACTTCTTGTTTAAACTCAATTTATTGAAATCAAAGATACTTCTGGTTACTTCTGTGTTTAGAGTCTGGTTATTATAGGTAGTAGCACTATATGAGTTGCCATAAAGAACCAAAGGAACTATCATCGTGTCTTTAAACGGTGTTAAGTGTTGTAAGGTGACTTTTCTTCTAGCATTGAAGTTGTTGAAACGTGGGTCAGAGGTCTTAACTGGCTTCTCAATATCTAGAAGTCCCCAAACAATGTTTAAATGAATCCTATGAAGAGCAGAGACATAAGTATCTAAATCTTCTACTGGTTCTCTAATGTCCCAATAGCTAATACTACCAGTAAAGTCACCGTTAGGGTTATGTGTTATTTGGTAGATATTAACATTATTTAATGAACACGTATCACCAATGGTCAAAAGCTTACCGTTTACATAGACACGATAGTTGATAATGGTTCTTTTAATGCAACCATTATTGATTCTAAATCCACCTGGGAAGAACTCAGTTGTTGTTCCACCACTTACCTCATGTGTGAATAATTCTACAGTTATGACTGACTGTTGATCTGGAGTTAATAAAGGAAGACTTGCTCCACTAATACTCTCTGTAATTGGAATACAATCAGCATCTTTTCTGTTGATTACCCAAGCATCTGTATTGAAATTATAAGTAACTTCAAGTGCCTTTTCTGTTATATCATCTTGGCAATTAATTGAGAAAATAGAGATATTTTCATCTATAAAGTTACTTCCAGAAACAGCAACGATTGCTCCGCCAGATATGTTTGTATAATCACTGGCATATACCGCATGCATTGAGCGAGGGTCAAACAAATCATAGACCATAAGAGAGACATTACTTCCAGAAGCGGCGATGTTCTCGCTACTAATATTGAATGCCCAAGTCGTGTTATATTCGTTTATCTTTGAGTTGTCCAAATCATAGAACACGGAAGAAGCACCGTGATTTACTGATTTAATATGAGGTGGACCCATATTAATATAATTATAACTACCAGATATAAAAGCACGTTCAATATCTGTTGTTGGTGCTACTTGTGCTAAATTACCAAATTTCAAAAGGGTTGGCTTTTGAGTAAGATTCTCTATAGTTCTAAAGTCACTATAATCGTTTCTTGGGAAGTGACTTTCTTGAACCTTAAAGTCTCTTAAAATTAAATCTTTTTCCCAAATGAAGAGGAGTTTACCTTTATAGTTTTTAAAGTAGCAATCCTCTGTTTCAAACCCAACCGCAGTAAACAAATCATCTTGTAATATTATATTTGTAGGATAAAAGTAACTCTTTATTACCACATCATACCACTCCGTTATGAATGAAGTATGTTTATTTGAATAGCCATATTCTACTCTGTCAAATAGTTTATTGTTAATATGGTTTAAATCAATCGTAGCGACTTTAAAGACCCACTTGTAAAAGATATGCTGATAGTTAAGAATGTCTCGTGTGGTGTAATCAGTATGCAATTCAGCATAAAATACATGGGCATAGTTTATATCTTCTTTTCTAGAAACGAAGACATCTACAATGAACTTTCTGCCTGGCAATTTCTCGGCTATGTTGGTTACATACACCCCATCACCAGATGTTGAAACGGATAAGCTAATATCGTCATGTTCATTGGTCGTAACTCCACCATTAGAATCGGTTGCTTGAATGGTAATTGGAAGATCGCAAGTCATTACCTTAAGATACTGTTGGTAATTGGTATCAGTTAAAATCTCTGAATTGTTAAAGAGAGGGGTTAACGGAACATCAATATACTTATATTCACCAAGATTATCGCCAGTTTTTGTAACCAATAATCTTAATTCATTGACACTTGAATCATAGTCTTCTAAATCACCCTGTTCGCAATTTGTTATATAAAAGAGATTTACAAAGTCATCTTTTTTAATTACCTTAAAGACACCATCGTAGTTAGTAGTGCCAAATTCGGCTGACATTGCTTCTTTAAGGGTTATTGTTTCGGCATTGAGTTTGGCTTTGAATAACCTACTATACGATAAGCGACTTGGAGTTTTTCTAACAGTAAAGGTCAAGTCACCTACGGTAATCAAATAGTTGAAATCGTTTATATCTGTTATACTAGCATTATCGGTTACAACAGTCTTAACCCAAACCTTAATAAATTGACCAGGCAAAAGGGTATTGGTATATGTAATACTATTAGACCATGTGGCACCAGCGGCAACCAATTGGTCATATCTGTCATTCTCGTCTTGAAGGCTTAAAGATCCATCACTAGTTAGCTCGGTGTAGAAACCCTCCACCCAGAGGCTTGTAGTGACCGAATTTACTAATAAAGGATCACCATCGTCATTAGTTACCGAAGTTGAAATAGTGCCTAGGATTTCGTTTTCTTCATATCTCTCGTTGGCACCAATATAGATTGCTCTATAGGTTATTGATCCACCCAAGAAATCAGTGTCGGTTATTGATTTAAAAAACCAAGAAGAGTCATTTGATAAATCGGTGTAGTTGTTTTTATAGTAGGTGGACTTTGGCTCATCGTTTGTTCTGAGGTTCAAAAGAACCTTGCCTCCAGTAGATTTACCGAAGAATTTGCCGTCACTTGTGACGCCTACTTTTGTTTCATTATTACCAATTGATGGTCTATAAGTTATCATAAATATCTTGTCTCATTATACCCTATTTATACTTTTAATAAGATATAATTTTCAAGATTTACAATGAACTGGAGCTACTCTCTGAATCTGAATCGCTTGAGAAGGAACTGAGAGATATACTAGACGAACTAACATCTCCAACTAGATTTTGGAATACAACGAATAATTCACCCCCAGTAACATAGAAGTCCTTAATAGTTCGGTTGCTGTATTTTAAATAATTATTAATATCGTCCACATCAAAAGCTTTATCTTTTACGAATACTTTTTTAGTATCTGAAAAATTTTCTTTTAAAACAACCAAATCTAAAGATTCGGTCCAATTATTTTGGTTATAAAGAAGGATTATTTGATTATTATGAACCTCTACTTTACGAACATTATCACAATACTTGATGATATTCTGTCCTTGCTTCTTGTAGAACAATGAATTGTTGTATACAAGAACATTCGTCCCATTAAGAGTCTTACCAAAATAGGTTAATTCTGGAAACTCATCAAAAAGACTAGAATCGCTTATGGAACTGGATGACATGTATCCCTCAATATTTCTTATTTATGTCCGAAATCATATCACTTAAGTTACTAACATCAAATGCATTACCGACTTGATAACCATCCTCAGAAAGATACTTATATTGAACATTCGTCATATAGGTATATTCATTATAAATTCTAAACCCACAAAGCGAGCCAGTTGGTCTAACTGTTGGAATAAGCTCATTATTAATATATCTTCTAACGAACTTATTATTGGTGTTTTCTCCTGCCTTCTCTGGATATACAATGTTGAGTTTATCAAGACCAGTAACATTATAAACTAATTCTTCAAAGTCTCCCGACAAATACCTTGCGGTATCTGTCTGGTAATCTTTGTTAATAAAGTAGTTCATAACAAGTCTCTCTGATTCATCTTTTTCGTTAAAAAGAACTCTAATGTAATCGTTAGTAACGATACATCTTAGCCTATACCAGACATTTGATTTGATGTTTTTAGTGTTATAGTCACCAAAACCAGCTACGAAGGAACTTTCATTCTTTTTTGTATCTTTGTTATATTGCGAAACACCCATAGCAACATCAAAGTCATATGAACCAATACCAGCAAAGTAGTAGTTATTGAGGATATTTTTTCCTAAATCTGTATCAAATGTTTCGCTTGCTTTGAGAATCATTTCAAACTTCTTACCTCTATAGTTTTTAATGTCATTAAGTTTTGCATCAAAATACACATCTGCTTGTATGTCAAATATGAAATTATCGTTATCTATCATAAAGATACGACGAGCATTTGGTTCGTTTTGAGTTATGTTAACTGAACGATTATTAACTCTCGTTCCACTCTGTCTTCCTTCAAATGGATACAATGAGTTCTTATTAAGTGATCTGAAGGCATAAACATTGTCTTTAACAATAATGTCATGGCTACTTGTGCTATTATTTGCTGGTAATCCAAGAAGTAAGTTATCAGATGGTATTCTCTTCATGTTCTCATAAATCTCGGTTGAGTTAGACTCATATGGAATCCATTTAATTTGGCGGGTTATATTGAAGTCATCTTCAACTGTTTTGTATTTTCTTTCTTTATCAAAGTAAAAATCAAAGTTATATCTGGCAGTTAGAATACCCCCAACGAGGTTTTCTAACAAGTCACTGGTTCCAACCGTGATTGTGCTATCACCAATGGTGTAGAGGGAATTATCAATGACATATCTGTTTAAGAGTACCTCTTTAATATTCTTATTCCAATCGTTGATGTCTATTAAGTCGTATGGTATGTCAAAAATCAAATCCTCGTTAACATGGTTGTTTATAAAGTAACTGAAGTTCTTTAAAACATCCCAATCAAGTTCTGCTGAGTTATAAGAGAACTCAAGGTTAGCACCAATGTTTATTTTACTTTGAGCAAGGATTATATACTTATCAAATAACTTGAAATTTTCTGGTTGAACCTCTTCAATAATTTCCGAAATTTCCAAATGTTCAATAAAGAACTTATTCCAACTATTGTGATTCCATTCGGATTCAGAAACAAATTTAGCCAAATCTTCGTTGTTTAAAAGGATATTAATGTTGGAAATTGGTTTCTGATTGATCGCCTCTGTCATTAGACCCATAGGAGCAAAAGTAATGGTTTCGTTTCCTTTGAAACTTCTCTCAATGAAGTTAGCATATTCAAGGGTATCGCTTAATACAAAGGTAGCGGAAACTGCTGGATTGGTTGAACACTTATCATAGTTTGGGTTTGATATCGTTAACTCGTCTTGCCCATACCAAGCAATAGGAACTATCATTTCTTTGCATACTTTAACAGCAGCAAGTTTTAGATCATCTGTGTATTTCTGTCCGTTAATCTTAATGTTGTTCTTTTCTGATTCTGTCAAACTATCTAGATTTTGGGAACTCACACCAGAATAAGTAATGTTAAGCTTCACTCTGGCATAATACATAGTACCTGGGGTTATAACACCATCGGTTAACTTGATGCTTAAACTCTTAACATTTGGGTTACTGGTTGGGATTTCTTTACCAAAGAACAACTTAGAGTTGTTGTTTTCATCCATTGACTTATCAGCGAAATTAATACCAGAAGCGATGTCCTCTTCTAAATCTACTTGCTGAATCTCAAAGTCTCTTCTTCTCCAAACTTCGGTTGGTGCCCACCAGTTGAAATCACTTTCAGATGATGAAAGACTGTCAAGGAACTCTCTTGGTTGTTGGTCTAGGGTGAAGACATAATTTCTTTTTTCGCTTGAGGAAGAAATTGGTTTTGTTATTTTGGTTAATAAGTCCATCTTTCCAGAAACGAAATATTTCACCATAAGACCCTTTTCTGCACTCTCATAGGGGTTTGGTACAATTACGGTAGCACTACTAGATGATACAGTTAGCTTCTCTGGGACAAGTTTAGCAAAAATACCATTTAAATCAATCACAGAAGGATAGTTATCGCTCTGTTGGGTGAACTCTCTACCTAAACTATAATTCAAAACAGCTTCGTTTAATATACCAAGCGGTACGAAAATGGTCATCATATAGTGACCAGGGAACTTATTGGATTCTTCTAATGGGTAAGAAGATGGCTTATAAAGAGTAGTATTGCAAGGCACATGGAAGGTAAAGCTACCCCACAATTGGACTTCTTTATTGAACTCTGTACCATATCTGCTTATGAGGGACTTTATGTTATCGCAGTTCTTGAACTTGACTCCCAATATTCTTGTACCCTCTGCAATGTCAACCGTAATAGGTACGAACATTTTATTCACATATATGGACGAGTCATCTAAAACAATATCTTTGGAAATAGACTCAAAAACATTTGAATAAGGATATACCTCTTCCCAAACACCATCAAGGGTAAACCCATCGGACCTATAATCAATATATTGCTGTAGTCTGCTATTAAAGTTGAGTGTATATGTATCAATGTTTGCTCTTGACACTGACGAGAAACTATCAAGTGGCTCAAGGGAATATTCACCAAGCATTGGGGAGAAATCAGCAGAGAAGAAGCCAGGTGCTCCACTTGTTGTGTTGTAACTTTCGTAGTTTGAACTACTTAAGACTCTTTGTTCTGGTATAAACCAGTTTCTTTGGCTACCAATTGGAATAATTATTTTATTAATTAAATCTTCGTCACTTGTGAAATTGCTATTAATCCAATTTTGGTTGAAGTTAACAGTAAGTCTTGTTCCTAATGTTTGAGGAACAGATGCCTTGTCTACGAATAAGATATCAAGGGATTTGGATTCCTCTTTTGATACATCATATGTGGAGTTTGTCTTAAAGTCTTCTGAAACAACCTTTAAGAAGTCCTTTTTTGTATTCTCGTAGTTATCCATTCTGGTTTCATAGGATGGTATTCTTTCAAGATGTTTTGGTTTTAATTCCAATTCCTTTTCAACTTCGTTATATAAACGAGTATCTGGGTCAAGGTTATTTAGTTCAATTCTGGTATATTCAACTATACCGTCTTTAACACCAAATCCATAATATCCAGCCTCGTTAATTACTTTGTATGTCTCGGCATACATCTCGTTACCATAAGCATCAACCGTCTTTACTTTTTTTGGAAGAACATCAAAAGAGAAGTTCTCAATGAGCGGTGTCCATTCAATTTCTGTAACACCATAAATGTTATTGTTTCCTTTGAAGTTGCTTATATCAGCTTTAACTTCATTTTCGTTTCTCTTTTCTCTAACATAACTTGAAAGTGAAGAACCATTGACCATTAAAAGAAGCTCATATTCTTTTTCACGATCAAATACAAATACCTCACTGGCTGAGATAGAAGATGTTTCTGGATAGATTATAATTGGCTCATAAACTTCGTCGTTATTATAACTAAGACTAATGTGTTGAGTCAAGTAGTCGTTTATGCTTTCGCTTAAGATGATTTTTGAAAGGGAGAATGTTGATCTATCTGTGTTAATAGAGAATTTATAGAAGTTATTATAATCTGAATTGTTGTCTATTGAACTCTTTGTTCCTCTAAATGAAACGAATATTTCATTGTCTGGTGCCCTGTAGAGATTGGTCCTTGTGTTCTCTTGTTTTGTCCTAAAAGAAACCTTTAAGTCAAAATCTTTAACCTTTTCAGTTGTTGTGGTAACGATACAGTCTTTCTTACCATCGTATGGTAAATCGTAAAGTATGCTAAATCTATCTCCGTCAGCTATTACTGTTGGATCAATTTGTAATACCGAATACTTCTCTGAGTCAAATCTGGTTGGGTTGTTTGGAACCACATCTGTATAAAGAGTGAAGTCATCGGTTTCTGAGTCTAATACTGGGCTTCCGTTTATTTTAAAGATATGCGAGATTATAGATGGAGAGGCAGTTAAACCGTAATTAGTGGTTAATTCAAATTCCTTCCAACCAAGTTTATCACCAGACACAGCAACAGTTGCTACTTCATCATAAGGATTCTCAATCTCCTCAACGATATGGTAACTATCAAGAATTATAGAACTAAAGTTCTTTATGAAGTGACTCTTTGAGTTATCAAAATCGGCAACCTTTATGTTATCCCATTTTAATTTTAATTGGTTATCGTCAAAGTCTGTATAACCACTAAATGTTTCAACGATAGATGGTCTGAGAATAGCTGTCCAAGATTGTGTCCATAGGTCTTTGATTTTAGCATCAACACCAAAGAACTTAAGGAACTTAATAATATTATCGGGGGTTCCCTTATTTCTAAACAAATCAGCACTAAAGAGTAAAAAGTTTCTTAATGTATCTATCTCTTTACTCGTTGCTGTATTATATTTAATTTTATCAAAGATATCATAGTTGTCAAAATCATTTGTTTTAAGTTGATATCCAACCTTCTTTGCATACTCTGTGTGTCCTAAAGTAAGTGCCCAATATTCAAGATACTCTGGGTCTATTCTATGAATATCTATTAGAGAAGTTAATCCACCAATATCGGTATGCATTCTATCAAAAAACTTACCAGCCGACTTCATTAAATCATCAAGTTCGTTTGATGTAATGTCGTCGTAGATTGGATAATGATCCTTTATAAACTTATAGAATCTAGACTGAACATCTACATCTTTAGTTATGTTATGTGTGAAGTAAAAGGTGGTTCCTTGATAAACGAAAGCCTCTGACCAAATCTTTAGAGTGACTCTCTCAGTTTTAGATTCTTTAAATCTATGGATAACATCGTCAGTATTAAAAAAGTTACCATCAGTGAATGACCATTGTAATTTACTAATACTACTTACTATATAATTAGATAGGTCTAAATCTGCTTTTGTAACATCCCCATCAATCTCCAAGAAATCACTGTCTATCAAAAACCCACTTGTTGATGTGTTTTTAAAATAAATCTTTTCGTTGGCGTGGATACCATCATTATCAATAGTAAAATCTGCGTTAAATGCCATTTAAAATTTATCCTTGTTTCTCGATTATAACACTTCCAAGCTTTGGATATTCAAATTGTTCGAGAGTTACATCAAGACTGTAATTCCATTCTCTCGTACCATCTACATTTAGGGTGTCAAATAAAGGTTGATAGATTTTAACTAAACTTGGATCTTTAGCAACTAATTCCATCAATCTATTTCTTCTAGCAATATTTACATCGGCATCTGATGTTGAGAAGTTAACATTGTAGTCGTTTGCTTGTAGTTTATTATCTGGGTTTTTGTTAAGCATAACTTCAAAAGTTTCAACATTATCTACTTTGATTAGTGAACTGATAGTGGAGTGGTAAATAGTTTCACCAAGTTCGTGTATTGAGTAGTCAGAAAAATATTGCTCAAGGTTATTCTTCATTTGTGTTTCAATGTTCTGGTAGCTTCCGCCTTTAGACTTCTTATAGCGAATAGCGATATCTATAGGCACCCAATTTGCATTGATAATTTCGTGGTCAACGCCAACCATTTTAAATGTTGATTTATCAAGGGAATCAATTAAGAAGTCTTTAAGAATCTTACTTATGATGTTTGATCCGTCTTTATTTAAACCAATTACAAAGATATAGTTAAACCAATAATTTGCTGGCTCGGTTGATGGAATTAAACCAAATTCCTTTGCTTCTTTGAAAGACAAAACCTTGGTCTTTAAAAGATAATCAGTGAATGCAGATGATATGTATCTATTATAATCATCTAGTGATACAAGTCTACTTTGAGATACGAAAAAGTTATTTGCGTTTTGACGTAACTCTTCAGTTGATTCAATTTCATTTCCGCCGAAGGCATTTTTGTTTTGTTCAACCGTAATATCAGTAAATTCAAGTTTTGTATTTTCTGAGTCTATAATTGATGTTTCAACAGAGTTGCCAGAGAAATAGAGTTTTTGTTTTAAACCGATTAAGTTTATTAGGTTTTGCTCAAAATCAACCGATGTAATATCATTACCTAAGATATATTGGGAAAGTATAACATTTGATGAAAGGGTGCCTTTTGTGATGTTTCCTTCTTTACCCACAGACTCTAATCCAAATACAATTAACTCGGTATCCTTAATACTGGTTCCCCAGTTTGACCCGTTACCAAATTCAATACTAAGTTTACTATCAGAATTTATGGATATCTTAAAGATTTTCTCCCCGACATTTAATGTCTTATTGAATACAAACCCCGCTCTTTCCCACTCGTCCCACTTACCTTCGCTATTTTTGACGAATACTCTAATGGTGTTTGATGATATGACAGTATTACCGATTATGAATTTTACATCATCCTCATAAATTCTATGTGGATCTAATGATAATTGAAGAGCATTACCAACCGTGTCAATAACAAGGTTTGAGTTAATATGTGATATTTTAGGGGTGCCTTCGTAAAGGTTGTTGATTTGGAATGATTCTGGTATGTTTGTGAAAGTATAGCCAGGTATATAGTTGTGGAGGGTGGTTTGACCAGCGAATTGAACTTCTCCATGTGCTTGATATAGATAATCTGTTTCTGAACTTTCTACAGTCCAGTTAACTGTAGTATCACTTGAGGAGGCACTTTCTTCAACATTAATAGTGAAACCTTGTGATAATTTGTCTGTGTACCAAACTTTAACATCTTTATCTGTAGTTAATTGTATGGAATAGTTCTCGTCACTTATTGGCGTCTCAAGAACTATATTATATGTACTAACTGCTCTCAAGACAACTTTACCAGTTTGACGGAGAGATTGACTTATGTTTTCTACTGGTGTAAATTCATTGTCAAAATAATTATAAGCACTCCAAGAAACTCTACCAGCATAATTGCGACTTGTTTTTATAGTGAACCCATCTTGAGTTAGGTTTTCGTACCAAATCTCAATGTTTTCGCTAGGTGTTAATGAAACCATATAGTTACTGGTTAATGTGTTGTTTTCCAATACTTTTGGAAGTGGTTTATCAAAAAACACTTTTATTTCGGTGAGATTATTTGGGATCGTTTCGGTGGCTACCCAAGATATATCTCCACTAAAGTTGGAATCTGGTTCAATATAAAGAGTGAACCCATTTATGTTTTGGTTTGCATACCATTTTCTGATATTTTGTGTGGAACCTAAAGAAATATGATAGTTATTTGTACTAAATGGTTTATTAAAAACAACTTTTGAGTTGTCTTGTCCAGATGAGAAAGTAACTATTCCGTTCTTTTGATTAGAGGTTTCTGGTTCAATGACACTGACTACAGCTATGTCACCGAATCTACCACCGTTGGTATTTGTAATTGTTGGGGTGGCTGTTAGTGTATCTTGTCTTTGGGTGTATATTTTTGCTATGGTTGCTTGTGAGTCTATTGGAGAGTTTGTTGTTATTTCGAGTCTTGCACCATAATTTATTTCTGGTGAGTCGGGTGAATCAAGACAAAGATTTACATTATATTCGGTAACTGATAAGTCAAAAGAATTTGGTTTTAGTTTCTGTGATTCAATTGTACCAGAACTAAAGGTATAGGTATTCCCGTTAATTAGAACACCTAATTCTGGGTTTGTCCCATCCTTATTAATATGCATAATGATTTTTTCAAGAGACTTTGGACGATTTTGCATTGTTTGGAACTCTAGATTCACACTCTCAAGATTATATAATCCCAAGGTGCCAACATAGAAGCGATTGTGTGTTAATACATCAATTGTTTGAAGGGTATAATATGTGTTTGTATTATCGGTTGGTACTAGCTGCAACGAACATATAACATCGTCCTCTTTTGTGTTAAATATGTTTGAATCAATTGTTAATGAAAGATATGGTTCTGAGTTACTTTGAGAGTAATTAAATACCAAATAGCATATGGTGTTAGGTGTTATTGGGGTTGCATAGTCAATAGCATTGATTGTTTTCTCAAATGGCTGCCCTTGACTTGATGTTCCATTAGATGCTGGGTAGTTTGAGATATCTGGTGAACGATAATTGGTTACATCGTTTCTCTCAAGTATTCTTAATTGTTTATTTTTAGAAAGAGGTAATGTAAAAGCGGTTGGGAGCAATTGAACAGCATTCGAGTTAGTGAAGAAAGCGGCTGGGGCAGTTAAAGGTAACTTGTAACCAGCATAGTAAATATCACTTTGTTCAACAGCTTTAACACCATAACTTCTAATAATATAATTTACTGGTTCTACATTGGTAAATTGAAAGTTTTTACCTAATTCGGTTTGACGAGAAGCTGGGAAAATTGAATATGCTGGAATCTCAATTTGTTGTCCATCTTTACTAATAACATAATCTGGATTTAATGAACCAACAACATCTAACTTGGCTGATGTTATTCCTCTTGGTTCATATTTTAAAAGTTCTGCTATTTTTATTAAATTACTATATTTTTTGACAGTAGGAAGGAAAAGTTCGTTAGCTGATGCATATGTATAAAACCCAAATAATTGACCAATGTAAGCAAATATATCAACGAATGTCTTTATATTAGAACCTTCAATATCAATATCCTTAAAAGTGTTCGTTTCTTTTAAGTAAGAGATTAATTCTGCTCTTAAATCTGAAAATTCTATTTTTGTATAGTCTATTGTTTTTTTCATTTTAAACCTTTAAATTTGCTTAGTTAAGAACAAAGAATAATCCCCTTCGGTGAATGTCTGGAGTATTATATATCTTATACTTAATTCATATCCTGCTTGTGGAGCATCATAAACTTTCATCTCAGTAGATAATATATTTATTCTTGGTTCCCAAAGTGTAATTTGACTCACGATAGCTTTACCCATCGCTTCTGCTGTATCTTGAGTTAGTGGTTCAAAAAGAAAAGTCTCCACACCAGCCCCAAATTCTGGATTCCCAACACGGGAACCTTTTCTGGTTTTAATTATGTTAAAAAGAGATTGATTAATAGCTGCTCTATTAGTAACCACAGATAAGTCCCCTGTGTTTGATACAGTTGGCTTAAATGCTAAATCAGAAGCAAAAATCTTTTCGTTGTTACTTGTATTTGCCATTTTAGTCTCTTTTTATTATTTATACAATTTGAGATGGTGTTGCGACTATTGGTATATCCGCAGCGGCAGGGACGAATGGGGATTCTACATAAGGGTTTACTGGAGGAATTTCTGGTTTTGTAAAAGTATTAGACACGGGTGTAGCGGGAGGTCCAGCAATAACAGAACCTATCCCCAAAGTTAATATTCCCGTTATATTGGTTATAGCCCCACCCATAGTAGCAATAGTGCCACCAATCATAGCAGCACCAGTACCGTAAACATTTGTAGTTGCACCAAGAATACTAACCACACCATCCCCATTTACATTAACGGTAGCACCTTTAATATTCGTGGTTGTTCCCTCTATATTGACCCCACCAGTACCTTTTATTTCAACTAAAGCGGAATTAATCAACACTAAGGTATCACCATTAACTGATGTTTTTGAAGAGGTAATGGTTAGTCCACCATCGGAAGAATATGTAGATATACCAGCAGCTTTCAAATTAACTGAACTGGTTGCATCTACAGAAAAAGCACCAGTGGCTTTACTTTCAATATTTGTAGATTCTAAAAGTATTTTACCGTTGCTTTTCATCTGAACATCAGCAACAGCATTCATATCTATTGAGTTTTTTGATTTAAATGTTATATTATTGTCTGCTTCAAATTGAATATCAAGTGCTTTTAAGTTTATTGAAGCTTTACTAGCTTCCAAGTTTATTGAACCTAATTCCGCAAGTACATTTACATTACCTTGGCGAGCAACCACTCCAACATTTGACATTGCGTTTATTTGAACATTACTATTACATTGAATAACACAATTGCCAACAGTAAGCATATTATAGTCACCAATGATATAAAGATTCTTTAAACCAGCATTTATTTCCGTTTCATCATTAGCAAGACCACTGGCATTTGTTGGGTTTAATGCGGTTGTTGTATTTACTGGTGTTGGGGCAGTATGACCAACAACTTTTGTAACTTGACCTTTTTCGTCAATAAATTGAGAATAACCTTTGTGTATTATATAAAGCTGTTCTTTCCCCCAAGTATGGTTTACGAGGATAGTCGTACCGCCTGGTGTTGTCCACGAAGTTAAATTTTCGGTTCTATTATTGAGATCAAAGGTATTACCAGTTGGGGTATAAGTAGGTGCTTGGAGTGCGGTTTTTACTTCTGAGCTTGGGGTTGCTGTTCCAGTAAATTTATGGGGTGCTACATCAGAGGCGGCTGAAAGTGTTGAAAATAATGTAGTAATTATATTCTCTCTGTCAACTATGTCCCCTTGCATCTTAAGTTTTTGTGCTTTCCAATCTCTGGCTTGAGTAGCCATAGCAAAATAATGTGGTCTTAAGTGACACCCACCATCAAAGAAAACCCAAACAAGAGAGCCTTTGGCTGGAACAGCAAAGTGCCCACCAGTTCCACTATTACAAAGATTTGCATCTTGGTGTATTGGAATAGTAACAAATTCGGTTGTGGCTTTATTGACACTATCGGTTGGTGTTGTTGGAATTTGCTGTGCTAATGGGGCGACTACTGGGGCTGGTACATATTTGCTTTGAGGAACAGCGGAGACACCTGGCTTAACATCAATATTCTGGAGATTAGCACCCCCACTATAAGCTATAGGTATAACTGGTTCAGCCCAAGGTAAATTTTCCGTAGGGGCTTCTAGTATATCCATTGAATGGATGCCCAAAATACGAACTCTGAGTCTCCCAACGCTAAGTGGATCTACATTATCCTCAACGAATGCTCTATAAAACCCATTGATTGAAAAATCTTCTTTTTCAAAATTTGAATAATCTACATCCATTTATATTCCTTTAATAGAACATTATCATCCAAACCTTTTTACCCTCATCGTTAATTTTCTCAACTACCGTTAATCCTCTATATAACCACCTTTGAGATTGAGATAACTCAATTAGCTCTTTATATTGGTTTGGGTCAGCATCTATCTCATATACTTCACCAGCTACCTTCATTGGTGTGGGGACAGCGGGGTGAGATTCGGTGACTTTAGGTGGTGTTACTTTCTCTGGGCTGGGGATTGGTTTCTGAATGCTCTTTACTAATGTATTTATAAAATCAATATTTTGATTTACAAAATCTTGCACTTTAGCAATACAAGATGGGCAATTTGGTGTGCCTATAAACTTATAAAGATCATCAATGATTGCATCATCTTTTTCTAAAATAGCGGCTCTTAGTGTTTTATCTGATTTAATTAACTCTAAAACTTCAGCCATTGGTATTGATAATGAACTCATAAAAAATTCTCCATATATGATTATAACAAAAAAGCCACCCTTTTTAGGGGTGGCTTTTTTTGGTTTAAGTTTCCGAAAGTAATCAGATTGACTTAACTAAACCATAGTAACGGGCAGCGACCTTACGGGCAGCTTCGGCGGTAAGCCTAACGGCACGAGAGCGATCTTTGCACCAAGTATACTTTGGTTGGGTAACACTCTTGCGAGTCTTGCGGAGTGCAAGGTACATACCTCCAGTGTCACGACCATAAACAACGAAACGGGTATTTTTCATACTGTTCCTCCTTTTCTATGTGTGTATTATAGAAGATTCTCTTGACAATTCAATAACCAAGATTATTTAATTAACTTTAAAAACTCAACTTCGCCAATTATTGTGGTCCCCAAAGCTTGTGCCTTTTTATTTTTGGTTGAGCCAGAGTTGGGATCATTGGTGACAAGATAAGTAAGACCCTTGGTTACAGATGACTTAATCTCTCCACCATTGCGTAGAACGGCATCTTGGGCCTCTTTACGGGGCATAGCGGTTAACTCCCCCGTAAAGCAGAAAGACTTGCCTTTGAGGTTTTCTGAGGTCAAGGATGGCTTGCTATAGTCTTGGGGCTTAACAATATTAATCATTTCATTGATATAGGTTGTGTGAGTCTTAATGTAGCTTTGAAGCTCCTTGGTATTTGTCTCAGCAAAACCTTCAATATGACCCAACCCCTTCATATATGGGAGAGAAATAAAATCAATTACATCGTTTACAGTAACCGTGTCTTTCTCAATTTGGAGGTACTTAATAATCCTCTCCCACATCCTGCGACCAAACCCAGACACATTAAGCCCCCCAAAGAAACTTATAAGGTCACAGTTTATTGTCTTTTTAATTTGCTCTTGAAGGATCTGGAGTTTCGCCTCGCCCATACCTTCAATAGAAAGGATATTCTTCTCCTTTACCGAATCGATTCCTGCCAATTGAAGGAAGTCAGGAAGAGAATAGAAAACACTGTGATTGAAAAGTGTCTCAACCATCTTCTCAGCAACACCTTTAGTATCGTGGACTTCAAGCCACTTGATGATATTCTTGAGAACCTTGGCTGGACAATCAGTGTTGGTGCATACTAACCAAGCCATATCATCTTCATTAATGTTCTTATCAAAGGCGACATGTTTACCACACATTGGGCATTTCTCTGGAGCGGTGATTTCATTACCGCCATTAGAGATAAGGACTCTCTCAACTTGAGGAATGACATCGTTACGGCGAGTTATCTCAATCTTATCACCAATGCGAACATTAAGTCGCTTGATGTATTCCATGTTATGGAGGCTTGCTCTACTGATAGTAACACCAGCCAAGTCAACGGGATCAAATACCGCAACTGGAGTTACACGGTCGCCACTAACTTGCCAAACAACATCCCGTAAAATGGTTTCAGTGGTCTGGTGAGGAAACTTCCAAGCAATTTGGGACTTGGGATACTTCCAATCATCAGAAGAATCCTTTTCAATTGATTTAATAACAAGACCATCAATGTCATAATCAAGCTTATTACGAGAAGTTACATTATACACATGATACTGAGTAACTAAAGCATATATATTCACTGGAATGAAATATGGGACAACCTCAAACCCAAGTTTCTCTAGTAGCTCAAGGTCAACAATTTCACTATCGCTTTCGCTATTGAGAATGCTATAAGCAACCACACTCAAATACTTGCACTTGGAACCATTAAGTTCCTTAGCAGCACCAGCAGCAGTATTTCTAGGATTCTTACCACGATCCTCAACTGGCATCTTAAACCATTCGGAATGCTTTAAAAGAATTTCAGCACGGACCACAAGTGGCTTTTGAAACTTAATTTGCCTCGGGACACCTTTCATCTTCACAACATTTTGAAGGATATTATCACCAACTTCGCCATCACCACGGGTTACAGCACTTGAGATATTTCCGTTAAGATAAGTTAAGGCGATGGAAAGACCATCAAGTTTCTCTTGACCGACAACTAGTGTGTCCCCCAACCATTTACGAAGCTCATCTTCCTCGTTACACTTATTTAAGCTACCTAGAGGATACTTGTGTTTAACCTTCTCCCATTCAGTTACAGTTAGGTTTTCGTGAGCAACTTCTTTAAGATAAGCATTATCGGGATCAAGGTTTCTTAAAAGATCCTTGAGGCGATCATATTCCTTATCGGTTAAGGTTGAACTACCATCATTATAGTAGGCACTATCGGCATCTTGGAGTTGCTTAATAAGTCTTTGAATGGCTGGGGACATATAGAATCCTTTGCGGAATTATAACCCAAAAATTCAAGATTGCAAGTCTTCTTTTCCGTTGCAAATACCAGCTTTATAGTAATCGCACCAAGGGCAGAGAGGTCCAGGTTTCTTTGGGTAATTCTCTTTTAAAACACCTTTTTGTTGGATTCGCCTAATATAAGATTCAAGTCTATAACAGGCTGCATCAAGGTCTTTTTCATCAAGATGGTACTTGACAGTGACATAATCATCTTTGTCATCTACTAATGAAAGATAGACAATTTCAGCATCGAAAGTATTTACATCTTCAGGGATTTCATTGGTCAACTTAAGGATTAAGAAATAAAAAGCAAGCTGTTCGGTATGATCCGAAACTTTCTTACTGGTCTTCCAATCTAAAAGGGTAATGATATCGTTTCTTTTAAAGTAGATATCCATAATACCGATTATTTTGAATCCCTCAACTGGAGCGGGAAGGAAGAATTTTCTTTCCTTTTCGTTTTTGGTTAATCCAACATTCTTAAGGCGGTCATTCCAAAACTTGGCGAAGTTTCTAAGTGCCTTGGCGAGTCTTGGTTTATATTGATCTAAAAACTCCGATTTGGGGTTAGCTTCTGCAAGTGCTTTCTTAAAAGTTTCATTAAGCGACTTTGAGTTAACCCCTTCATAAGCTTGGATGGTCTTGTGGGTTATGTCTCCTAGAAGGGCATCAAAACTATCTACAACTGGCTTATTCTTCTCAATATATCGCAAGTACCATTTTAGAAGACATTGTTCCATAGACTCCATGGAGCTATGACTAATCCATAGGTCTTTATCCTTTTCCTCTGGTTTTACAACAGTCATGGGATAATATAAATTGCAATACCCTTCTCAGAGAGTTCAGCAAAATCCTCATTATAGTCATTATATTGAACCACAATTGTATCCATTTCAAAATCAAGAATCATATGAGGTTCAATTTCATCTGGAACAACCGCTGATTTTTCAAAATCAATTCCTAAAATTTTTGATACTTTTTTGATTATTTTTGACTCATCAGTATCAATCCCACAAACACCTATATAAATTTCTTTTTCATCATCACAATATAGAATCATTGTTAAACTCCTGTTTTAAGTTCTTTATAATCTTGTTCATATTCTTTTATAACTTGTACGATAAATTTTACGGTTTGGGTTATTACCCCTTTCTCAAGATTGTCGTATCCATAATTTATATAGAAAAATTTCTGATCTAGATGAAACCAACCCTCAAATGGAATATTGGTTTCATCTAATATTTTTAAATCGGGATGTAAGTTTTGAACTATGCCTTTTTTAAGGCGTAAAAAACCTCTTAATTTTTTATTCATTTTATCCCTTCACTTTAGCAATTATATCATCAAGTTGGTTTTGTTCAAGGCTAAATCGAACATCATCATCCAAAACAAACCAACCCCTCCAAGAAAAATCTGGAGAGACACAATATATGCCTTGTTTTCCGTTAGGGGCAATAGATAATGGTTTTCCTAAAACATCATACTCTTGAATGAGAAGGCTATTTTGATAGTAGTTAACTATCTTGGTAGCTCTCTCGTTCAAGGGTACGAGTTTCACCTTATGATATTTTACCATAGTTCAATACCATGCTCCTTCAAACATTTCAACCAAGTGAGTCTTTCCTTACTCTTGTAAGACTTCAAGATACACTTAAGTTTCTCATCCTCATTGAGAGAGCGAGGTAGGTTCTTGAGAGGATAGCCATGGTCGCCTGTGTGCTTGTCTTGCCAGTTCTCAAACTCCTTAGCAGTCATGTCAGCCTTGTTGTTGTTACACTTCTTACATGCACAAACAATGTTGCCAACCGTGTTTGGACCACCACGAGAAAGAGGCATAACGTGATCAAGTGTACCAGTGGTCAAGCTAACTTTGATACCACAGTATTGACATGTGTATTCATCTCTGATGAAGATGTTCCTCTTTGTTGGGGCATTAAAGACTTTGTTCTTCTTTTTAGCATGAACGAAGTAATTCAAGCATACAACGGCTGGCATTTCCCAGCTTTGTGTTGCTGAGTTAATCTTCGTGTCGTACTTCTCTAGAACAGTGACCTTGCCTTCAAGAATAAGGTTGAGAGCCTTATTCCACTCGGCAATATTCAACAGTTGGTAATCTTGATTTAGAACCATGCAACGCACATATCCCCCTTTTGTTATGGGTGTGGCACTATTATATTTATTATTCTTAAATGTCAAGCCATTACTTTAGGTTTGGTCTTTATTAAGACTCCTATGCCTAAAGTTGTTTGAAATTCGGAGGATTTATTAAAGAACTCCATGGTATTGTTAGGATACTCTTTCTTAATCTCTTCCCATAACTTCTTAACATTAGTTGATCTATGGAGTATTTCAACATCGTGAAATGCCATAAAATCTGAACAAGATTTGAAATTTAAATAGTCAGCCTTAGCACCAAGATAGGTGTGGTCGCCATCTATAAAAATCAAGTCAAATTTTTCTGGGATAATCATTCTTTTTGAATCACCAATAAGTATCTTGGTGGTTGGATATTTTTTAAAGTAATTATCAGAATCCAATAGAACATTCTTTTTATCAACAGCAACCGCACCAGCATAGTTTGGGTTTATTGCTCTTAGGAAGGAATCAATTAAATAAAAGGTTCCGCCCATGTTGACTCCAACTTCCATATAACGATCAATCCTGTAGTGGTTAGTGAGGATATGGAAAAGAAAGCCAGCAATCTCGTTTGGAACTTGGTTAGCACATAATCCACCCGTTTTCAATTCGGGGGAAAACTTAACTACTTTTCTACTAAGGTCAAACCCTACTTTAAATTTAATAATATCTTCAAGATATTTGGTTGATGTAATTTTATGTAGATTCTGCTTAAAGAAATCAGTTAATTCGGTGTTCTTAAGGAAACCATAATCCATTGGTTCTGATGATTCTGGTACTTGGGTTGGTGGTTTTCTTTTAATCATTTCGGATGTCTCCATTTATTATAAAGCTCTAAGTTCCTATTACGGTATTCAATCGGACAATGCTCAAGGAATATTTTGTTTAACTCTTCTTTAATTATATTTTTTCCTTCAAAGCATCGATGTTGTTCTGGTTTCTCTGGATGGAAGTGTATTGCTAGAGGTGTGAAATCGAGTTTTCTAACTCTTTTAGCCATAGAATTTGAATAATTATAGGTACTATTCAAGCTACAAATTCCCTTATTAAATCTTTTAAATATATCTGTTAAGTGTTTGTTGCAGTATTTATCAATTATGATTTGTTTTCTATATATGAGATCATTTAGGAGATATTCGTCCATTTTATGATAAGGTGTGATGTCATATATTTGCTTAAAATAAGTAAAGAAATCTAAGTCTTCTTTTTTAATAAAAAGACTTCCGCTGTTAATGTAATTGGGTTTGGTTAATACACCCCCAATTTGTTCTTTTGTTATTTGAGGAAATGGAAAATTTGATTGAGGGAAACAATCAAAATCATGTAACCATATATCTTGATTTATGTTTTTTTCTTTGATGTATTGGAACGGAAGGGTATATTTGTTACCAAAGAAGTTTTTTTCACAAACCGCATGTGGCATGTTTATAGCAGTTATACCTTTATATGTAAAATCAAAATTGGTTAATATAACTAAATTTGGTATCTTAAAAAGTTGATGAATATCTATTTGTGATTTTAGGCTTCGTGAAACAACATCAATACTGTCTTCAAGTGATTTAAGATATGCATATTGAGCATTGGGATTTTTCTTGTCAACACAAAAAACCACTAAACTAATTGCGTCTGTGTTAGAGTGATTTGACATATTCAATAAAATCCTTTGGGGTTTGCCAGAATATGGTTGGATATGGGGATCGGACATTTTTTACATGACCAGCAGAAACTCTCTCAAGACTTCGGTTGTTAGTTAGCATATGTACGGGAGTTCCTACCGAATGACAAAGATGAGACATACCACTACAAGTACCCACGAAAAACTGACAAGAGGCAGCCAATTCCATACATTCAATGTTTGATAAGTGACCACCAATTTGCTTAACAGTATATCCTTTGTCTTCAAGTGCCTTGATGATTCTTTCCTCGTCTTTAGGATCTTGGATTCTTCTATCTGCTAATCCTCTTTTACCAAACTGAACAGCAACAACTTTGCTTTCATTGAATACCCATTGTGTCTTTGCTGGTAGGAATAAAGTAGAATAAACCTCTCTATAGCCTCCCTTGGTTCCGCCTGGTAAACGGAAAACCTTGTCGGTATTAACCTCTTCAAAGACACCAGTTGTGTTTAATAACTCTTTACCTAGAAGAATTGCCTTTGAATGTAACCTAGCTACTTTTATTCTTTTCCCAGATGCTTCTGAAAGTCTACAAATGAAAGAAATCCATCCAAACGAATCACCAAAAGCCCCACCTTGACCTGGATGTGTGAAAACCAAGTCGGTATCATATTTGCCGACTAACATATTATTAACCGCAGCATCGTTATTTGGGCTATTGGGCATAAGTATAACACCCTTCAAATTCTGCAAAAAGGTTTGGCTGTAGCCAAACCTCGTTGCTTCCTTATCGGTTAATCTATACTTACCAGAGCATTTATCAGTTATCTTTATTTTATAAAAATCGCTAATAGATGTCTCAGATGAAATTGGCTTACTCATTATCACATTAGGGCTGTTGATTAACTTGAATTACCTCAACATTAGGCTGAGCTTCAAGTTGCTTTTGGGCTTCCAGTTGCTTTTGGGCTTCCAGTTGCTTTTGGGCTTCCATTTGTTTATTCTGTTGCTCAATAAGTCCACTGACGAATTTTTCAACTTCTCCAATGGAATTGAATGCGGAAGCTCCCTCTTGGGATGAGAGATTTGCTGCAACCACTGAAAGACCCTTACGGGCAAGAGCAATCACATTTTGTAAATCATTAATATTCATTTTAAACTCCTTTTATGTATTTTATCACAAATTATTTTTTTTAAGCTTCTCTTTTAACTTGTTTAGTCTCTTCAATCTTCTTGCCTAGATCGCCTATGTCGCATTTCCCACCAGCACATGCCTCCCCGCCAATGGTGGAGACATCAATTTCGTGTTCTTCTTCTAAAGCCAATGACCAATCAACATCTACATATTCCCTCTTTAAATCAATCCACTGTTTCCAAAGGGATACATACTTGAGAAGGTGACTGCATTTACGTTTATTACCTTCAACATACCTATCAGCAAATTGAGTAAACCTTCTGTTCCAATCCAACTTTAAAGAGATAATTTCGTGGTTCTCTTTATCAACAAGGTACTTGTTCAATGCTTCGGTATAAACTTTAAGTTTCTCAGCGAATACTTTATCGGTATATCCATTCTTAACTGGCATTGCTGGTTCCTCTGGCTTAGGCGGTAGTTCGAGTTTTTCGCCTATTCCCAAGGCACAATCACAAGCAGCCCATAAGTTATCATTGAAAGCACGTTGACCATCTACAATCAAACCAGAAGCAAACAAAGCACCTTCTCCATACTCTGCTACGATTTCCTTGTAATCAAGAACCTTGCAGAAAGGAGCTTGAGGATAATCTAAGTCACCAGAAGCAGGGAGCAATGAGATACCAGCAAACCATTTACGGTTGTCATAGATAAAATTTTCTACCCCATCCCATTCCTCGGGTAATACTGTAATGGTATTTGACACATTGTGTCTTAACCAAGGAGCAACACAAACATCTTTACGAGTACCATACTCAACCCAATTTTGCTGGGTTAACTTAACATGTTCAAGTAACTCGGTAGCCACAAGTTGATTCTTCGTTCTAGCCCCTTCTGGAACTTCGCAAAGGAAGGTAATAACCTTGTCAGTACCAGTATTAGACCAGACTGACTTTTCAACGGCACGAGGATTGTGAGCTTCAAAGTATTGCAAAGGATATTCCATAACATTTGATTGGACTCTACGGAAGTAGCGACGAGCATGATGTGGGTGGATACCAGAAGCAGTACCAAGTAAGCACGAAGTAGATCCAGCGGGTTTGACACAAGTTGCTCTAGCACAAACATTTATGCCGACCTTTGGTGCAAACTCAGCATTGACACGAAGTACCTCTTTAGCCCCCTTCTTTTGAATCTCTGGATCAAATGCGATTTCTGGGCTATCCATCATACCTGTCATTGAGACACCCAAAAGGGCTTCTCTCTTAACGATACGGTTGGTTACTTCTCCCAAATATGGGAAGTTATCATATGCGGCTTGAAGTGTTCCAAGGATAGCGGCACCCTTGCAAGCAAGGAGGAAGTCTTTCTCTGTCTTACATTTCTTCATATTAATTTCACAAAGGTTGCAGAATTGCCAACCAGTATTACCTTGTTCATCATAGGCTCTCATTCCGATTTCAACACAAGGATTATAGAGTGCCTCAGTATCATCGACCCATACGAACCCTGGTTCACCAAACTCTTTAACACTTTTCATAAGAGTACCAAACTGTTCTCTAGATGTCTTATTTCTAATTAAAATGGCAGAGTTATTTGAGCGACCGCGCTGTGGGTTCTTAATAAACCAATCACCAGTTTTAGCATTAATCATTTCGGTGTCATCAACACTGAAAAGACAAATAGTTGCACTACGGCGGATACCACCAGAAAGAACGGCATCAGATGCATGCATAATAACATCGTAGGCATCAATTGGTCTTAGATATTCTTGTTTATTATTTAAAGCGGTTTCTAGAACTGAACGTATCTTTTCAAGCGAACTCTTGAGTCCATCTGGACCTGGGGCTTTACCACCCCATGAGAGAGGAGCACCCGCTGGACGAATCTCAGAAAAATCAAACTCCACTCTCTTGCTTCTGTAGTCCTCGAAAATACCTTCTTTTCCGAAATAGGAGTTTATTAAGATACCAATAGCATCACTCCAACCCTCAATGGTATCAGGTACTTTAAATGTAACTGTTTTTCCAGTTAATGGAGCTAATTTTGGCAACTTTGCAATATGATGTGTTTGCACACTGAACCCAACACCACAACCACAAAGTAATAACCACATTGCCTCTTGAAAGAATCTAGGGCGGTCACAGTAACTAACCGTGCAGTTATACATTCTGGCTTCTTTACTAAGAATGGCAATTCCACCAAACTGTAAAGCTCTTTGTGAACCTAAGATAAGCTTTTTATTTACCATTTCTTTTGCAAAATCAAACTCTTCTTTAAAAGTAGAAATTTTATCTTTAAATTTTTCTTCGTGCATTCCAAAAACACGGTTTACTTGTTCTTCCCATGTTTCTCTTCTTTTTGCTTCTTTGTTGTACTTCGCATACTTGGCATATCTCGTATATTCTCTTAAAACTTTAATGGACATCATTACCTCCTAATTCGGTTAGTGTATTTATTGAATTTTTATTAAATTTTTACAAGTGAGTGCTAGGATCAATTGCTATAAATAATTTCTTTCTGAGTTAATTTTATCAACTCAGTCTGAAAAATCAATTGCCAAAAATTACGGTTTCTTTTTTCCGCAACCGCAATCCTTCTTAGGTGCAGTTGGGATTTGAGTCTTTTGTTTTTGTGGTGACTCTGTTGGTGTGGGTGTTGGTGCGGGTGTGTTAGAAACCTCTTCCGAAACCAAAACACCATTTCTATATCTTCTAATTTTCATATTAACCTCAATTTGGTAATTTAAAAGCAATACCGCCAGAAGGACTTGATCTGTGTCCAGATTTAGAACTGGCACGGAAATAATTGTGTCCACCGTCTAATTTTATCAAACCTTCTTTAATTGTCAATGGGTGAATTAACTTAAATTTTAAAACATTATTTTCATACGTTGCATTCATCTGCATAATGCTTGACTTCGTTAATAACTCCCTTAATAAATTAGAGATTGGTTTAGCTAATGTAGACTCGGAAAGTTTATTGGCGGCATAATATGATATTACACTAATTACACCGTAGACATATCCAATACCATCATCTTTTCTATTTAGACTTTCTCTAATTTTCATAACAAGTTGCTTCTCTGGCAAAACTTTCAAAATATCCCAGAGTTTTTTTCTTCCGATTTCGTAATCGTTTATTTTATTGTTTCCAACAGTTTTACGAACAAAATCTAAAATATGTTCTATGTCATTTTTTGTTTGGTCGGTAAATCCGCCTATAGTAAACTTAGCGAGAACTAATGCACTATATGCCCATAGAGTTTGACTAGTAATTAATCTTTTTTCAGTAAGTGTAGACTCTTTTAATGGAATCTCTGTTTTTGGTTTATTTAATAATTCATTAATAATTTCTAAAGCCGAATGTTTCGTTTCTTTATTTTCTATGGCGTGTTCTTCTACATATTCTGGGTTTAAATTTTCTTTATCTAGTTCATTAAATGATTTGTAAAGGGTATTAATACTAGCCGCAGCGCCACTTGAACTATTCTTTGATGAAATTAACATATGATTAAAGTCACCAATCAAAATAGAATCATATAAATTATTTGATACATCTTTGGGATACTTAATTGCCTTTGTGCTGATCCAATCATATCCGACAGTAGTGCTTATTTCATCATATCTGTCCTTATTAGTTATTAGGTTAGGATATTTAAGTGCTAATGGTGCGATTATTTCAGCAAAATATTGTTCTAAGAATCTTTTTTCCTCTAACGAAACTTCTGGTAACTCTTTATCTGGGTTTTCTTCAATGATGGGTATTTCAATTGATTCAAGAATTAATTTTATTGCTTCTTTTAATTCTGGGGAAAAAGATGGGGCAAAATTTGGGTCATTAAATTTTGACAATTCTGTTTTTATTGTTTCTTCTGGAATGCCTGTTTTTTTATTATCAAAAATGTTTAAAAGACTTCTCAATTCAATCGCCAAAGTTTCCTTGTTAGTAAAATATAATTCTTTTTCTTCTGGTTTAACAGTAACTTCTGGTTTCTCAAGTGAATCTGGTTGTTCATCGTCTGGGGTGTCCTCAATTGAGGGTTCTACTGACTTAACTTTTTTTTTGCTGTCTTTTTCTTTTTTAAAGTTTTCTAGTATTTGATTACGGGTTTCCTCTTCAACTGGACCGCGAATCTCTGCATATGCCTTCTTATATGCGTTTCTACCAGCATTAGATAAACCTTCTGGAGCAAAGTTTTTCACCCACTCCTCAAAAGGGACTTGTTTTGCCATCTCTCTCGCATCAGTTGCACTAGCGAGGCGAGGGGTTATAACAAATTCGATGTTTGGTCTAACTGGAACATACTTATGTCCTTGACTCCACTGACTAAAATTGAATCTTGTTATTTCACCTTTGTAGGCTTCTTTTCTATCTTCGCCAACTAACCAAGCAACCGCTTCCAATCCTTGCTTGTCTAACTCTACCATTATGAAAGGTAAACTTGCTTTAGTTGGGTGGTTATCACAAACAATAACTTCCCCATTTGGATAAAGTGACCTTATAAGTTCCTTTTGGGTTTCTGCACTCATTGGATTCTTATCTTGGTTTTGACCCGACTCTGTGCCCTTAACGATAACCACGAAAACAACTTCTGCCTTATTGAGTCCAATTTTAACCATTGCATCATGACCTTTGTGCCAAGGTTGAGCACGACCCACCCAAAGGGCGCATTTCTTGGTTTGTATATCGGTTTCTGGTTCTAAAGTACCCAAAAGGTTCTTTGCTTTACCCTCATAGATAGCATTGAAGCAATCTAAAACATATTTGAGGTCATTGTCACTCTCAGTTAATAATATATTAAAGAGTGTTTCAAATTTATCCCCATAGATACTAAATGCTTCTTTGGTTTTTCTAGCAGAGTTAACATCAAACGATTCTGCATTTGCTTTAAAGTCTTGCTTAAGACCATTTAAAGAACCTTTATATTCTCTTACGATTTTAACAGCGTCCTTCTTGACATTTGAGAAATCGGCATTTTTATCAATTAACTTATTGATAACTGCTACCATGAATTTTTCAGTAACTTCTTCCTTAGAAGTTCCCCTTGCGTCAAATTCTTGAAGAGTATCAAGGAATGTTTGGTTAATGGATCGATCTGTAGTAAGCTTGAGGTGTAATACATTAGTCTTTATAGAATTCTTGAAATTATCATAAAGTTCCTCAAGTTGGTCGCGGTGCTTCCAAAGTGTTTCCTTATTCTTGGAGAACTTCTCGGAAGTTCCCTTGATTTCCATTACTTGTCCGTCCTCATCTTTAATGCGAAGAACGACTCCCTCAATAAAATCATTACCTATATTAGAAGTTAATGAATTTGAAAGACCATCAAGAGCAACTTGCATCTTTGCTCTTATGTCACTCAATATCTCCTTAACTCTACGCTTCTCTGGAGTCATTTTAGCATCCATGAGGTCTTGAAGATTCTTAAAGCCACTATCGGTGCCAAGGTACTTGTCAAGTTGATTAAAGTCTACACCAAAATTCACATCTTGGTTAACTTTCATATGAACATCATTAGAAAGAATTCTCCATTCCTTACTATCAGCATCAACAACATCGGAAATCATTTTCTTTTGATGTCTTGATGGGATTCTGATCCATTCATCGCCTTCATACACTTGTGCTTTGAACACCACAAAGGCACCTTTTTCACCAAGTTTCTCCTTTGAATACTTCGTACCAACGAAGGTAACATTACCCGCTTCGTCTGGTGTATAAGTAAGAATAGGTAATATCTCCGCTTCAAACTTAACGGGTTTACCAATTTCCTTGGAAATGTTCTTTAAAACAACATGAAGTAACTTGTGGTCCTTGAGGAATCTGAAAGATTCAAGGAAGTCTGGGTTATTCTTAAATTTGTGTTCAAAGTTTTCTTCGGTTACTTCTCCACTATTGCTTGAGGCAAGGAAGAATTTACCTTCTTTATTTACTCCGAAGTGACAAAAAGAAGAGTCAACCTTCTCTACGATATCAATATTTGGTGCTTCGTTTGGATGTAGGGAACCGTCTTCCTTAACATATGGGTAAAGTGCCTTGAGTGCTTTGAGGAAATCATCACCAGAAACTTTACCCGTTCCATCAAAGCGACCAATGCCAGTACGAATAGATTCTGCTTCATTAAAGACAAGAGAGTTATAAGTTTCTTTAATAACCCCATCAACTTCAGAAGTGTCTGATTTTGGAAGTACATAAAAATCATCACCAAGAATCTTATCCATTCCAATAAATTTACCCAAGAGTCTCATAGAGGCATCGTATTTCTTTTCATCAACTTGTCCGACTATTTCTGGTTTTCCCGTGTCTGGGTTTAAAACTGGTTGTCTTGTTTTTCTGTCCACACGGGGTTTATTTCTCTTCTCGATAGCCTGCTCAACGAACATATCCCAAAACTCAAGTTTCTCATCGTCAGCGAAGTTCTTGCCAATATACTTAGCAGTCTCTACGGCGCTGAAAAGTTCATTGGTGGTTGCTTTGTCACCTAAAAGTACCTTAATGACACTATCTGGTTCTGAAAGCGGAATATAATCAAGAACTACCTTCTTAGGTGCCGCTTCAAGAGATGTTTTAACTTTTCCTTCAGATTCTTTGAATTTCTGGCGGTAGAGATAGAGACGAAAGGTGATACCATATTTCTCTTGTAATTTAGACTCAATTAAACTCACTTTTCTTCTGGTTATGATCACGAAAGAAGCTTTAGCAGCTTCTATTTCCATAGAAGGGGTCACATCAATGTTTTCTTCATCGGTGATTTCCCCACCTAGCTTGAGTTTGCCTTTGGTCGATGCGACTACTGGATATTTTTTACCTTCAACTTGCACAACATAATTTTTGCTGATTTTCTCGTCTTTGATTTCTTGAGTAAAAAACGCGAGTTCCTTTTTCTCAAGGATATCATATTCCTTGGCTTTATCGTTGAATGGTTTTCCTTCTTTTTTAGCAAAGGTATTGATAATAGCGTTTGGTTCAACCATATTGGAAAGAGCATAATGCATCTCTTTGTTGAAGAGTCCTTTGATACCATGGGCTTCATCCGTGGCACTACTACCACTGAAATACTCTCTGACTTTTCTATCCTCTTCACCCTTAAGTTCCACAAAGTCAACTTGGTGAACTTTATTTCCTATTTTGAAGCCGTAATGAAGTTGTCCTGGTGCTCTTTCTCCCTTCGGCGCTACTTTCCAAATCTTATCTCCAAACTTCTCTGTTATTTTTGTCTCAACATCATCAAGAGTTACTCCGTCTACCAAAACAATATCAATGTCTAAGTCACCAAAACCATCCTCAAGTCTCTTTAATTCTGCTTTATTAAGGTCTTCATTATCAATATCATCAATAACCTTATTGAGTTTCTTTTGGAAAATTCTATAGGCAATCTTAGTTGAACCAAGATTGAATTGAGGGTCTTCTTTTATTAAACCGTTTGTTTTTAGAAAGGAAACTATCTCTAATACAGTATTAAAAGCATTAACTATATCGTCTTGTAAAATTCTGTCTTTTGCAACAGATCCACTTTCTAATATCATCATAATGTTGTCCCTTGATACCTTATTTATACTTTAAGTATTATACCAAAATACCAAAAAATAAAGGTGTGACAAATGCCACACCTTTACTTATCCTATAACGGGATTACTTAATTATTTCTTCTTGACGAATGGAGGAGCTTGCTTTCCACCGAAAGCTTTTGGAGCAGTCTTGGCTCCTTCTTTCTTCTCTTCCTTGACAGTCTTGACAGCCTTGGCTTTCTTCTCCATGACTTTCTTGGCTTCTTCAAGGTAGCCAGCAGCGACTTCTGCGATAGGTGGTTCTTCACCGTCCATATCAACATCACCTTCTGCGCCTAAATCTTCGTCACCCATATGTTCGGCTTCGCCCGACTCTTCGGCAGCAATTGCCTCAAGAGCGGCTTTCATCTGTTCAACTGCGGCAACAAGCTGGTCCCATGGGGAGCCAACTGCGGCTGCTGGGTCGCCCATTGCTGGATCGGTGTCAATGCCATCCATTGCAGCATCAGCATCAACGGCACCAGCATCGCCAGCACCAATATCAGCAGCACCAGCGGGAGCGCCAGTATCTTCCTCTTCACCTTCTGCGAGATTCTCAGCTCCAGAGGTTGCTTTTGCAACGGTTGCTCTTGCACCAGGACCTTGTGGAACAGCGGTTCCAGTTGCCTTAGTTCCCTTAAGACCTTCTGGGGCAGGGGTTTTCTTGGCGTTATATGTAATATCGCCTTCTTCCATCTTCTGCCATGCCTCTTTAAGAAGCTTCATTTTTGCGTCATCGTTATAAGACATAATATTTCTCCTTGACCTTATAAATGTATTTATAACGGAGGAACTTAATTTTTATTACCTACCCTTTTAACATCCTTTAAATACTTTAAAGTGGCGCGGAGTCTATATCTAGATGGACCGCCGTTATACATACGGATTGCAATATCCCAATTCTTTTTTGCTGGACCATTATAAAGCCACATTAAGTATCTTTCGGTTAAATCTTGGGCATATACCATATCCCACATAACTCTTTTGTGGGTTTCTCCTTTTTTCTTTATTTGTTTAAATGCAATTGGGGTTAACTGAAATGGACCTCTTTCTCCAGATGAACCAATTGCTCTATCTATAAAAACAATATTTCCATCTGTATCATAATAAGACCTTGTTTCTCGCATAAGGATACCAATAAGTATCCACTCAGGGATAGGAGAGACTCTTTCTGGAACAAGAGGTTCCTGTGCGGGTTTTTTGGCCCAACTTGGTGTGTTTGGATTATCAATATTAAGTTTATCGTAATAAAAATCTGGAATAGGCAATTTGTTTTTTACCCTAAAGATATATGCATCCCTGAGAAACCGAATTTCAGAGTATGGGGTGTCTTGAATAGGGTGAAATACCTCTGGTTGCTTCTCTGGTTTAGCCCAAGAAGCGAAAATGAGACTTGAGCATAACATTAAAGCTATCATAGTGAGATTTTTAAGCATAAATTCTCCAGGCAACCATTGTACTGATTTTTTTTTAAAAGTAAATATTATTTTTAAAAAAAATATTTATAGGAAATGATATAATATTATGGTATAAGGGGTTATTATGAAAATAGGCATAGGTGTTTGCTCGTATAATAGACCAGAATTGGCTACTCAAGTTTGCAAGGACATTTTAAATACTATAGATAGACAAAAATATGACATTAAGACTATATGTAGTGTAGATGACACAAATCTAAGTGGTTATGGATGGATTAAAGATAATTTTGGACTCATATACGGCCCTAATGGTGGAATTCCAGTTAATAAAAATAGACTAATAAAACATTTAAGTGACTGTGATTATGTTTTCATAAGCGAAGATGATATTACTTATAAAAAAGAGGGTTGGATAGATGCTTACATAAAAGCAATACGAGTTACTAATATGCAGCATTTCAATTACATAGTCTCCGATTATAGGAAACACATACAAAAGATTCTTCAGTATCCAGAGGGTATCCAATTAGGTATAACAGGGGCGTATGTTAATGGTGTTCTTATGGTTATGTCAAAGAAATGCATTGAAGCCGTGGGTGGATTTGATCTAAGATATAAGATGTATGGTTATGAACATGCAGATTACACCAGAAGATGTGCATTTGCAAAAATGTATCCTAATTATCATGTCCATGTTATGGAAACTTCGGATTATATTGATTGGATTCATTCGGAATCTTGTATTAATCAATCAGATAAACAAAAGTATATAGATTACAATGCAAAAATATTTCATGCACCCATAAATAAAATCCATGTTCCTTTCAACACAGTGGAGTATACCTATGCATGATTTAACAGATGTCACTTTTACTATTCCAGTAAAAATAGACCAACCAGATAGAGTTAGAAACCTAAAGATTTGCATTGATTATCTAAGAAAGAATTTCAATACAAATATTATGATTAGCGAAATGGATAGAGAACAGAAAGTTAAACAACATGTTGAAGGTATTACTTGTAAGTATATTTTTATGAAAACAGAGAGTCTACTTTTCCATAGAACCATGATGTTAAATTATATGGCTAAGCAAACAACAACCCCAATTATAGTTAATTATGATTGTGATGTGTTACTACCGATTGATAATTACATTAAAGCAGTAGAAAGTATTCGATCTGGTGAAAAAGATGTTGTTTATCCTTATGACGGTAATTTCCTTGACTTACATCCAACTTTCATTGATAGAGTAAAAGAAACAAACTCTATTACTTTTATTGATTCATCAATGTGTAGAAACCTTCGTCCAGCCGCAGATTCAGTTGGTGGGGCTGTTTTCTGGTCAAAGGACAAATTCTTTAAGGTGGGTCTTGAGAACGAGAATTTCGTTTCATGGGGTTATGAAGATAATGAGAGATATGAGAGAGCGACAAAGCTTGGGTTAAAGATTGGAAGATGCTCGGGTGGTTTAATACATTTACATCATGGGTCTAGTTTGAATAGTTCTAATGGTTCACACCCTTATTATCAGAAAAATGAACAGGAATGGATTAAGGTAAAAAATATGTCTAAAACGGAATTAGAAGCATATATAAAGAGTTGGCGCTGGATGGCTGGGATTATGTAATGAGAATTAGTAGATATAAAAATGTTACGAAAAAAGATATTGTAATACTGTTAGACGGTAAAAAGGTTACGATTAAACCAAACCAATTTATTGAAGGTTCTGATATCCTAAGTAGTTATAGTGGTCTTTTAAAAATAAACAAACCAATAAAAGAACCCGACATCATATTGGCTAAACCAGAGGTTATAACTGAAATAGAAGAATATGATTTTAATTCTAATATTGTGCAAGAATCTAAAGAATTCCCCAATATTAACCAAGAAAATGAGATTGTATACGAAATGATTAAATACGATAAAAGCGAGAAACATATGAGTAAAATTGACTTGAGAGATGTAACATTCACTATACCATTATCCATAGAGTCAGAAGATAGAAAGAAAAACTTAACTATTCTTCTAGATTACTTGTATAAGTATTTTGATACAAATGTGATTATTTGTGAGAGTGATAAAGAGATGAAAATTAAACAGTTCTGGAAACAAGAGTGGTCAAGTTTTTGTCGTTTATTGTTTTTAGAAAATAAAACATCCTTTTTTTACAAAACGAGACTTTTGAACACTATGACTAAAACAGTTAAAACGGACATTGTTGTTAGCTATGATAGTGATGTTCTTTTGCCACCGTTAAAATATGTTGAAGCTGCTAATAAAATAAGAAGTAAAGAATTAGATTTCTGCTATCCATTTAACAAGCCACTAAAACACATTGAAAAAGATTCTTTACTATTACTTTACAAATCATTAGATTTGGATATGATTGATGCGATGACAAAAATCACACACCAAGGGATTCCGCCTGGTGGCTGTTTCTTTATGAATAAAGAAAAATTTATTGCAGCGGGGATGGAAAATGAAAATATGGTTTCTTGGGGTCCAGAAGATCAAGAAAGATTATCTAGAATTAAAAAATTAAACTATAATGTAGGTAGTATTGATGGGCATTTATATCATATGGATCATATGATAACTCAAAATAGCTATTATTCAAATCCTTTATATCAAATTAATGTAACTGAGTTTGAAAAAATAAAAAGAATGTCCGAATTGGAACTTAGACAATATATCAAAGGTTTTTCTTGGTTAAGGAACCCATAGTATGAAGGTGCGAATATTTTCTGATTACTGTGACTCAACTGGAGCAAAGAATGCTTTTAAATCTTGGGGATTTGGTTTAACTAAATATAAAAATATGGAGATAGTTGATACCGATGATTATACCCATGCGGTTATCTTAAATCATGGTAACTTTCCTAAATTAAAAGTTCCTAAAGAAAATGTCATTGGTTTCCACCAAGAAGTTTATCAATTAATAGATATGAGAAAGCATCTTGAATGGATAAACTTAAATTGTAAGAAATATTATGTATATGACAAAAATTATATGGCATATCCATTTACTCCAGAATGGTATACCTTTTTACCGAATTTACCTTTAAAACAAAATAAAGATTCTTACAAATGTGCTAAAAAATTTAAAATGAGTATTATCGCATCTGATAAGGGGTTCTTAGAAGGCCATCAAATGAGACATAATATTATAAGGAAAATATTGGCAACTAACCTTGACATACATATATATGGGCGAGGATGTCATTTATATAATGATAGTTTAGGCAGAATTAAGGGACCAGTAGATGATAAAAGTATAGTTTTCTCACCATATGAATATACTATTGTAATTGAGAACATGAAACAAAGATACTGGATTACCGAAAAATTTGTAGATCCTGTTCTTTGTGGTTGTGTTCCTATATATTGGGGAGCAACACAGATTTCAGATGTGTTTGGAGCAGATTCACATATAACAGCACCGTATAATGCGAGTGATTTTTTTAATTTAATTGTTGATGTGTATAATAACTCTGAAAAATATAAACTAAATACAGATGTCGCAATAGATCGTTTACATACAAATGTAAACTTTGCGGAGTTTATCTGGAAGGAATTTAATTAATTTCCCAATTCTCCCATATGAATTCAAAATCATATGTAAGATGATGTGTCTTTGATAGACTTTCTCTGATTTTTTGTCTTCTTTCGGAAGGCTCTCTTATGAAATCAAATTTATGAAATTGAATTTGAAGATTCTTGAATTTTTCTAAACTACTATTTTCTATAAGTGCCTCTAGGAGTTCATATTCGGCCCCTTCAATATTTATTTTTATTAAATCTACATTTCCCCAAAGTGGCATTTCTTCAATAACATTTAATACTTCAATCTCTTCTGTTCCGTTACTCGTTACTATAGAACTAGCATTTCCATTATTAGAAATTTTAATCTTTTTTCGTTCATTGAAAAGACCATATTTTTTAATTATGATTTTTTCGGTTTGTAGATTCTTTATTGTTTCAAATCCTTCTAATGTTGGTTCATACGCGAATATATTACAAGAATATAAATTAATTATATTCTTAAGCCACTCCCCCTTAAAACTACCAACATCTATAACGGTGCTGCTAGGTGTTAAATTATACTGTAGTCTTAATGTTGAATCGCCTTTGGCATTATTCCAATCGTGGATTGTTTTACCAAATTTCATTCAAACCTCTTAACGACTTCGATGAAATGATCTATTTGCAATTTTATATTTTCCCCATTATTTCCAATGAATATACCATGTTGATCTATAACTTTAGCATTTTCTAAACTAAAGGGTATTTCATAGTCCATGTATTTTATTACTGGATTCTTAGTGAAGTCACCAGCAACTATAGGGCGACACTCAATATTATTCTTTATCAAATATTCAGAAAGTTTATTTCTGTTTTTTGTTAAGAAACCAAAACCAAACCAAGAAGAGCTTTTAACTGAATTATTTGACATTTGGAAGTTATAGCAAATATTTGAAATTTCATTAATTCTATTCTTAAGGTATTCGTAATTTTCTCTTCTAAATTGAATGAACTTATCAAGTTTCTTTAATTGTTCCAACCCTATTGCAGCAAATACTTCATTAGGTCTTAGGTTGTAACCAGGCAATACAAACTTAAAGGTATCTTCAATGAAGTTTCCAGTTTTGTTGCAAATATGGTTTTTATCTGGTAAGTTTCTAATCCATCCATGTGCTCTTAAAGATATCATGATTTGATAGAGTTCTTCATCATCTGTAACAGTTATTCCACCCTCAATAGTACACATATGATGCGAAAAAAAGGACGAAAATGTACCAATTACACCAAAAGTACCGCATTGTTTCCCGTTATATGTTGCTCCCATGCTTTCGCAATTATCTTCTATTAAGTATATATTTTTTTCTTTACAGATTTCTCTAAGTTCCTCTAAGTCACAAGGCATACCCAATAAATTAACTGCAAATATGGCTTTGGTTTTAGATGTTATTGAATTTTTAACTTGCTCTAATGACATATTAAAATCATAAAGATTTACATCAACAAACTTTAATTTTAGTCCATATTGTTGTAATGGATAGTATGTAGTTGACCAAGAAATTGCTGGAACGATGACTTCATCTCCTGGTTTGAGAGCCTCCTCTTTTTTAAAACAAAGAGCAGCTATTGCTAAAAGATTAGCGGAGGAACCAGAGTTTGAAAATACTGCATATTTTGACCCAAATTTTTCTGCGAATTTTTTTTCAAACTCTAATGTTATTTTACCCATAGTACAAAAACCACTATCAATTACTTTTTTAGCAGCTAATTTTTCCTCATCGCTCCAAGTTTCGGTTGCTAATGAATATTTCATTATTTTCTCCATTCATATTTTAAAGGTCCGTGGCACATATTTAATACATATTTATTGTTGGTATTTGGGTCTAACCGTTTTCCATTTAAAAAAATTGAATTTAATATATCCAACGGGTCTGAGTTTTCGTGCCTGTTTCCATTCTCTGTTTGGACTTTGTTATTTGTAGAACAAATGCATTTTGCTTGTTTATAGCAAGACATCAATTCTCTGCCCACAAAAGGGGAGGCGGATATAAACCCACCTTCAAAACTATTGGCTCCCCTAAATTGTAATTTTTGTAAGTTAATTAAATCAGATTTTCTAAATATATGAAACCCAGAAACAGACCAAGGATATCCCCAATCATACGGTTTACCTCTCCATTCCCATAGGTGATCTCTATCTATTAAAAATGTTGGTTGTGGTTGTTTTTGGTTTGCTGTATAGCAATAGTTAACATAGGGTGCCAATCTTGGAGATAAACACGACACTGAGTGATTTGTAAGAAATTCTTGACATTCTTTGTCTTCTAGTGAGAACTTATCAATAAAAACATCATCATCAACCATGAATGCTTGGTAATTATGGTTTGATGAGAATATTGCTTTAATAGTGTCTTGGCGAAAATCAGTCTCTTTTATCCAAGTAAATTCTGGATTATATTGTTGACATAACTCGTAACCTTTTTTATAATTATTGTCGGTGTATGTGTAAATTATTGAAACTTGGCATTTTTGCCAGTCACTAAAATATTTTTTATAACTGCTTAAAGTCAAGTCCAATTGACATGCTCTATTTTTTGACCACACAACCACATTAATCATTTTTTGTTTCCCAAGTACCATTCATAAGTCTTTTGTAACCCTTCTTGAAGATTTGTTTTATGTTTCCAACCAAATTCGTGTATCCTAGATACATCTAATATTTTCCTATACATGCCGTCTGGTTTTGAACTATCCCATTGGATTAAGCCTTGGTATCCGACTATTCCCTTTATCATATTCGCTAAATCTCTTATACTGATATCTATTCCAGTACCAATATTTATGAACTGTGGGTTATTATAATTCTCCATTAAGGATATACAAGCATCAGCACAATCTTCAACATAAAGAAGTTCTCTCATAGCAGAACCAGTTCCCCATAATGTTATAAATGGGTCATTGTTTATTTTTGCTTTGTGGAATTTTGAAATTAATGCACTAACAACATGACTGTTTTCCGAATCAAAATGATCCCCTATGCCATAAATGTTACTTGGTTGGCAAGATATAAAATTACAACCGTATTGCTTATTATATGCTTCGCATAGTTTTAAGCCATAAATTTTTGATAAAGCATACATCTCGTTGGTTGGTTCACATTTCCCTTCTAAGAGATACTCCTCCTTCATTGGTTGAGGGCAATTCTTTGGATATATACAACTTGAACCTAAAAATAATAATTTTTTAACTTTAGTTAAATAGCAACAATCAATTACATTGAGGTTTATTAAGCCATTTTCAAGTCCAAAACTTGCTGGTTCTTTCATGTTGGCAGCAATCCCACCAACTTTAGCTGCCGCCAAAAAAACATATCCCACATCATTTTCACTCAAGTATGCACAAATTTCTGGTTTATTTAATAGATTTACCGTTTTCCGCGAAGGGGTGTAGATGTTTTTGTATCCTTTTATTGCAAGATTTCTAGCAATAGCAGATCCAACAAGACCACTACTACCGAAAACTACTATATTATTTTGTTTATCCATTTAACATATCCCTTACTAGTTCCTTAAAATTATATTTGGGCTTCCACCCAAGTTCCTTCTGCGCCTTGGAAGCATCTCCAAGCAGCACTTCAACCTCAGACGGTCTAAAGTATTTGGGGTTTACGACAACAAGAGGCAATCCATCTGTTTGACATCCGTTTGTATTCCAAAGAAGTTTCTCATTAAGACCTTCTCCTTCCCAACAGATATGATTGTTCCATGCGAGTTGCTCAAAGCATTCGTTTATAAAGTCCTTAACGGAATATGTTGCATTAGTTGCTATTACATAATCTACTGGTTTGTCTTGCTGGAGCATTAGCCACATTGCTTCAACATAATCCTTGGCATGACCCCAATCTCTTTTGGCATTAAGGTTTCCAAGCTCAAGCGGTGGCAACTCCCAGCAACTTGATTTAAGAGTTTCAGTCCTAAATTTAGACATCCAATTAGTAATCTTCTTGGTTACAAAGGTATCGCCTCTACGGGGGCTTTCGTGGTTAAATAGAATGCCATTACAAGCAAACATCCCATAAGCTTCTCTATAGTTTTTTACAATCCATAAACCATACAACTTAGCACACCCATAAGGCGACCTGGGGTGCATTGGGGATTCTTCGGTATAGCCCGTTGCTGGCATGTTGTAGCCCATTCCACCATATAATTCACTTGTGGAGGCTTGATAGACCCTTGCCTTGGAACAATGGTTCCTTACGGCTTCTAGGACATTTAAAGTACCTATGGCATCTGTCTGTGCGGTGTAATAAGGGACTTCAAAAGACACTTTAACATGGCTTTGGGCGGCTAGATTATAGACCTCATCTGGCTGAATAGAAGAGATTAATTGGTTTATATTAACTGGATCGGTAACATCCCCATAGTGGATAAAGAGAGACTTATTATAAATCTCTGGGTTCTCCATAAGATGCTCAATTCTCTGTGTATTGAAAACAGATGACCTTCTTATGATACCGTGTACCTCGTAACCTTTTTCAAGAAGCAATTCAATGAGATACGATCCGTCTTGGCCGTTGGCACCTGTTATAAAAGCTTTTTTTGACATAAACTCCCTCAGAGAGTAATTATAACAAAAAGAGTTAAATATTTTGGGATAAACTAGTAACTTCCATCGTGCGGAGTTTGATTAACCCGAAACGACCAGTGTAGGTGTACTCTTCTATTATCTCGTCTGTTATATATTCTGTGCCAAGTACCTTACAAAGTAATTCATTAGCATCTTTAACAAACGAAGACTGAGGTAAGATGAAGCATCTCTCGCCCATTTCAAGTAATTTGATGGTTAACTTTCTACCTTCTATATCGGTCCAGAAACTATCAATACACCAAATTCTGTTGGGGAATTGCTTCTTAATTATCTCAATATAGTTATCACCCATAGTTGCACCACAAGTAGCCACACCATGCTCAAAAGCACAAGCATCCAAAGTTCCTTCACAGATAATAACTGGCTTGGCAGGGTTGGTTCTCCAAAGTCCCCATATTTCTTTACTATCTAGCTCTATGCCGTCTATCTTATCTTTAAGGAACATATATTTGGGATGATCGCCTTCTCCAATCTTGATGAATAAACGACCTTGAATGTGGACTAGGTTCTCTTTGTTCTTATCAAAGAAGGGAATACCAATATAACCCCTCAATGGACCTTTAAGCATACAATAGAAGTCATTGTAGATTGATTCTGGTATCTTTCTACCCTTAAGATACTTAAGGATTCTTTTACGAAGCTCTTCCTTCTTAACTGAATCTTGTTTCTTATTAATTTGGAAAGCATGTTCTTTTAAATACATTTTAAGACGAACATCAATAAGATCACTGGTGGCTACATTAGATGGAGTTAACTGATTAACACCAAGGCACTTTCTTTTTGCGAAAATAGATCCGTCTTTAATTGATTCTAAAATAAAAGGTCTTAACTCTTCGTATTCGTTAGAATAATTCTCTTTTAAAAAACTCTCAAAGTTTCCATTGTAGCCACAGTTATGACACTTAACACTGTAGAAGCTTGAATACTCTCTTAGATATAGACGTTGAGCATGATCGGCACACAAAGGGCATTTAGCCTTGTGAACGAATATACTTGAAGACTTAACTGGCTCGGCATCTAAACCAAGTCTATAGAATAAGTTTTGAACAATGTAACTAGGGAGCTTCATAAGAGTATTATAAGTCCTTGAAATTAAAATTCAAGTAGTTTACTGTCTATTATGTCTAAATTTATGAATTATTTGATATTGAGATTTATTACAGTGTTTGATAACATCAATCTTCTTCTTTGTTATCTGTGAGATATCTTCTGGATTTATTGCTTTGACAAGATTCCACTTCTGTAAGCAATAAACAATTGTATTACGACGAATAGCGTCAAGTTTATTAAAGGTACTTGGTTTGCCTTGGAGGGCAAAGAGTTCCTTAAAGTGGACTATAACATACTCAGCAGAGCCATCTTTAGCTTGTTGTTTTCTTAGGTAGCAACTAGGATAAATTATTTTATCTTGTTTATTAACGATACCTATTCTTTCAAGGTTTTCGTGTACCATTGGTTCATCAACAAGTAGTTCAACTCTTATGCCAAAATCAAAATTTTCTTCACTCATAAAGTCCCTTCACATGTCAGTGGACTGTGTTTCAGCCCCACATAAGTAGCTTTTATTTATATCTTCCCGCCGTGTTCCTTGGCGATTTCTTTTGCCCATTCCTCACCTTTTAGGTCTATATATTCTGCTGCCTCTTTGGGGGAGCATTGGTAGTATTCACAGATAAAAGGAATATACTCATGTTCTTTTTTCTTATTAGACACATACTTAATAAACCCTTGCTTTGGGGGTATCATATCAACAAGTAAATCATACATTGATTTCTTATCCAAAACTCCTTGGAATTGATTCAACATATTTGTTAGCTCAATATTATCCCTATCCATAGACAAGAATCTCAATGCCATAAAGTTTGTAAAAGCTTTTAGATTCTCGTCATCATCAAGTAGATTTCCGTTTTTATTGAATCGAATGTCTTCAATTACCTTGTAGAACGGACTTCCATCTTTCTTCTTTTTTTCTATACCCTTTCGCATTATCTTTTCCTTCTCGGTGGTGCGTTTTCTGGATTAGTTGGAGTAATGGATTGTGTCATCTTAGCCATTCTAGCCATTTCTTCTGGATCTATAGCATCATCAAGCACATTAACATCCATTCCCTTACTTCCTTTTTCTTTCATTTCTTGAATTTGCTTTTGTAATTCTGGGTCATTTTCTTCTTTTGAAAGTGGAGTCACATTGCTTTCAATGATAGCACGATCCTCGACACCAAGTTCATGAATGCTTCTGGTATCTTGCATGATAGCGGGACTAGGGGCGGCTGGCATTTGACCACCGTTCTGCATCATGGTTGCCATCATCATCTGCATCATCTGCATCATTTGTTGTGGAGTCATATTTGGAGCCATAGCTGGCATTTGAGGCTGTTGATTTTGTTGACTTTGTAAGACCTTCCTATCTTCAGCACTCAAGTTTCCAAGATCAGTCTTTGAAACTTGAGTCTGAATACCGTCTGGGATATTGGGTATTGCTGGCTGATATTCTCTAGCACTTTCATTGCCGTATGCGTCCCTACCAGATAAATCTTTTTGTCTTGCTAAATTAGACTGCTGACCAGGCAAAGACTCCTTTGGTCCACCAATATAATTCCAAACAACTCCAGTTTTTGTTAGAATTGGGAATATTTGGGAGAAGTTGGT